CGACGGAGATCTTCGGCCCCAGGATCTTCAGGAGGTAGGCCTTGGCCGCGTCGCGCTCGGCTTGAGACGAGACGTGGGACGGGCCGTCTTGTTGTTTGTTGAACATACCGCCCCCGACCTTACCGATATTTCCACCGGTGGTGCGCTCCCATTTCACCGGGATCGTGTCTTGGCCGATCTGGCTTTTGGAGTAGGCTAGGGCGTTGGCCAGGAACTTGGCGGTGTCCCTGCTGGGCACACCTTCAACACGCGTGACCGCACTGCCGTCAGATACCTGCCGCCCTGTGTCACCTAGAGCACCGAGCTTGGCAAGTAGCTCTGCGCCAGGCGACTGGGCCCGCGGGCCAAAGGTTTCAAACTCGCCGGATGCCTTGTCGTAGAACGCGTGTTGTACTGCGAAATACGACAGCGCTTTTACTTGGTCTTCCGGGGCAGACCGTTTGGCGAGTTCTCGGGAAAGCCGAGGTACAAGTTCGTCGGGGATGATGAACGCGTGCGTGGAACCGGTGTCGTGCGCAAAGAAGTGTGTGAACTCCCTGCCAAGCGGGCCAAACGAATCCGTTCCGAGCTTGCCGCTAAAGACGCTGTTTTCGCCAGCACGAACGAAGAGTGCTCGTCGATCATCTGCGAGTCGAGTGATGAGTCTGGCTTGCTGTTCACTAGGTGCTCCGTTCTGGGCGTTGAGTTTACGCTCACTTTCCCCAGACGGCGTCTGTTGGCCTTTTGGGAGACCGGCATTCGCCACCTCCGGGGCGGCGGCTGCGCGAGCGCGTTCTGTCAGCGTACCCACCAGCGGCTTCTCGCTGATGTCCATCTGCTTGGCGTCTGGGTTTTTCGGCGACACGTACTTGTCCAGCGCCTTCAGGTCAATCGCGCCGCGCTGAGCCAGCGTGTTCTTTAGGCTCTGCAGCGTGTGCGTCACCCCATCACCGAACATCATCTTGGTGAGCGCCGTCGTGTGGGCGTCGGAGATGCCGGCCCGGCCCTCGATCGACCGGATCAGCACGTGGAGTGCCGCCCGCTGCATGCCGTCCACCAGGTTGGGAGGTGCGCCGGCTTTGAGAAAACCGGCGACGTTATCCTTTCCGACGAGGTGGATGATCGGCGCGATGCGGTAGGCATCCCCCACCGTACCGTTCTTGTTGTAGCCGCCTTCCTGCATCGCGATGCGGATCTGGGACATGATGACGTTCCGGGCCACCTTCGGGTCCGCCAGCATCTGGGCATTGACTTCCTCGGCCGTTCGGCCGGCGCTGCGCATCGCGGCGAGCCCAGTTTTTGGCGGCACGAACTTGTCCATCGTCTGCTGGGTGCGCTTCTCGATGTCAGTGTTCTCGTCCCACTGCTCACCCTTGGCCTGGCCTTGGGTGAAGTCCATCGGTGTTGCAGTGCGGCTACTTGTCTTGCTGGTCGTCGCATCAGGGTTGAACATCGCTCCGTTGGCGTTGGTCAGCTCCAGATCTCGAAGAAACTCCGTAGCCTCCCCCAAAGGCATGCCCTTCGTCAGCGACTTGATGTATGCCAGCCGCTCGGTCTGGTTGGCTTTGCTGTTCAGCTCGACTTTTTCAGACCGGGTCAAAGCGTTGCGGACCTCGCGCCTGTCGGAGCGATCCATTCTCGGCACGTCGTCGATCGAACCCTCAGTGTTGTCTGGACCCTCTCTCCGCAACTGGTCGATCGCCACGTTTTCCTCGTTAGGGGCCAACTGTTCCGCTGTCTTGACTGGCTGCTCCGCCCGCCGTTCCTTAGTCTGCTGCTGCATGTCAGCGTAGGTACCAGTGGCTAGGCGCAGCGACGAGGGGAACCCGCTCTCGGTGAAGAACTCCTGCTCGCCACCTGGGTTGATCTTGTAGGGCATGCCCTTGACCTGGCCGCTACCCACCAGCGCCATCACCCCGTACGACAGGTCGTCCAGGTACTGCTCGTCCTTCGTCTGGTCGTCAAAGCGCTTGCCCTTCTCGTCGCCCTGCATCTCGTCTTTGCCCTGCTGCTGCCGAGCCCAGAGCACCAGCTTGCTGGCCGGGATCGACATTTCCGTGCCGGCTTCCTTACCCTCGAACATCAAGACGTTGGAGTCCGACATCTTCTGGTCGTGGGCGACCTGGTCGTTGATCGTTATGGCGCCTTTTTTACCCCTGGTCATCCGGGCACGCTCTATCAGGCCCTGCCCCTCGCGGTGCATGTCCAGCACCTCGCTCAGTGCGATCTTGCTCGGGTCGCGGTTGCTGATCTGCCGGCCGACGACGACCGTCTGCTCCTTAAAGTACGCCTCGGCGTCCTTGGCGATCTGAATCCGCTCCTTCACCGGGATCTTGAACTGGTGTGCCGCGCCCTTGCCGTCGGCTTTAGCTTTGGAAGTGTTGTCGAACACCGTTCCCCGGGCAATCCGGGCCTGCTGGGCAAAGTAGTTCCGCTCAGCCGATCCGGCTGGGGCCTTGTTGTAGGCCATGTTCATGTAGTCAGCGTACAGCGCCAACATCTTCCCCGGCTGGGTACCGCGCTCTTTCATCACGTCGTAGGCTGACACCTCCCGAACGTCGTGGTTCGCGTGGTCGGGGTACTCCGGGTCTTCCAGCAGCTGCTGCCGCACGTCGAAGATCTTCTTAGAGGCCGCCAGCCTGTTGGACGGATCTTCCATCCACTTAGCTTTATCTTCCGGCTCCATGCCTTTGGTGGCTGCTGCTGCGAAGTCGTTGAACGAGTTGATCGACAGCTTCTGGCCTTTGGCAAACAAAGCAGGGCGTGTGCCCTCACCGTACTCACCAGCCTTGCCAGTTGTGGCAAACATGTCCCCGCCCTGGCTGCTGGTGCGCAGATTTCCCGTCGCGTGGAAGCCGTAGACGTCCGGCGCTCCATTCTTGTCGACGAGCTTGTCGTTCATGCGCTGATCGAACGCTGTCGTCCCGTCGGCGCCCGGGTTGTCCTGCAGGCCCTGCTCCTGGCCGGTCATAGCCCGCTCGTCAGCCGTCCCCAGACCCGAGGTTTTCTCCGGCTCACCGTTCAGCAGCTCGAGCACGCGGCTGACGCCATCGGCGCCAAACGTCTCGTCCATCGCTTTGCGAGCGCCGGGGGTCTTGGTCATCCCGTCGGCGTACATCTCATGGACCTTCAGCAGCTCGGAGCGGCCGTCAGGTGTGTCAAGGTTGATGCCCTGCTTCAACAGATTGTTGCGGACGTCCGGCCCGAGCAGATCAACCGCCTGGCGTCCCAAGGCGTCGCGCTGCGCCGCAACGCGTGCGGCACCGTTGGGCTGCATCAACTGCTGCGCCTCCTGCTGCATATAGGCGATGGCCTGCTGAGACTTTGGTCCTAAGATCGAACCAAGACGTTCGATTACTTCAGGCGTGTTCTCCTTGAACGCGCTATAGGCGTCCAGCGCCAGCCGGTTCAGCTTGGCCTCTTTTGGGCCGAGCCCTGCGTCACGCGGGGCACGTGCCGACGACTCCATGTTCCACTGATTAGTCATGTCCGCCAGCGTGAACGCGAGGTTCCGAGCCAGCGCTTTCTGAGTGACGGCCTGGCGCTGGTTCGTCCACGACCGCTGGGCCATGTCTGCCGCGTAGCTGCCAGCCAGATCAGCCCGTTGGCCAAAGTCCACCGCTGCGTTGTACGACGCGCCCTGGGCCAGCGCCTGATCAGCGGCCTGTTTGCCCTGCACCCCGTAGAGCCGGTCGCGAAAGCCCTGGAACGACTCACCTTCGTCGTTGGCCTGTTCGTTTTTCTTCGACAGACCGTCAGAGACACCGTTGAACACCGCCTTGGCAAATCCGGCTACGCCCCTGGCTGCGCCGGCCACGCCGCGCCCGGCCAGCTCGCCACCTTTGGACAGAAGCCGCCCCAGAGCTGCACTGCGCTCTTCCGCTTGGCCCATCAGGCTCTGGGTCTTCAGATGATTAGCGCCCTCCTCCACCGCCGCCTGCCGTTCTTCGTCCGTACCGCCCACAATCCGGTCGAGGATGTCCTGAGCTTTCTCATCGTCGAGCATCGCGTTGAGCTTGTCGCTCACCAGCTGACCGCGCTTGGCGTCGTTGCTCATCAGCCAGCTCTGAATGTCAGCAGGAGAAGTCACGCCCTCAGGCTGGACCTGCATTAGGATGTCGTTTTCCTCTTTGCTGGTCTTGACCTTCGACACTACGTTCTGCGTGGCAGCTTTGAGGTTGTCCAGCAGTGCCTGGGACGACATCTCGCCGTTTTCGTTTGACATCAGGTCCGTCACCGTGCCGCGTGCCTGGTTGATCACCTTGCCGGCAGCGTCACGCGCCTGCTGCACCGGGGCTGAGTTGTTCAGGAGGTCGACGGTGTCGCCAGCCACACCCGCCACGCGCTGAGCGGCCTCGCCCACGCGCTGGCCTGCGTCGCCCACGCGCCGGTAACCAGAGTCTGCCAGCGCACTTGCCCCGACCAGCGGGCCGGAGCCTACTGCGCCACCGGCAAAGCTGTTGACGTTCTCCATGAAGTCACCGCTGGTGTCCCGCTCTGGGTTGAGCTGGCCGCGTGCGTACTGGGACCCCATGCCCTGCAGCGTCTCGGTACCGCCCTCGGCCAACATGCCGAGCCCGGTCTTCGCGAGCGGTGACATGCTGCGGACTCCCTGGCGCAGCCCCGCGCCGGTCAGCTGCCGGCCGAGGTAGGCGGGCAGGAATGTGTCCAGCACCGCCCCGCCGTAGCCGTACCCCTCTGACGAGTCGCGCAGCGACTGCGGCGACGTGTTCTCCATCAGTACCTTGTCGCGGCCAGCCTCGCCCAGGTACTCGCCGGCCAGCTGCCGCTGGTTCATCATGTAGGGCACGCCGAGCGAGCCGAACTGCGCCAGGGCTCCGACGCCCTTGGCGATCGGGTTCGGAATTGCCGAGGCGATGCGCCCGACCATCCCGAGCCCACCAGACACCGCCAGTGGCTCAACCATGGAGGCCGCGCCCTGCCCGACTTGACCAGCGGCCCAGTCCAGCCCGTCGCCCACGCCATTGATGTCCTCAATCCGCCCGACGCGTGGCGCGTACATCCGCTGGCGCTGCTCCAGCGCACCCACCTGGTCGCGCAGGGTTTTCTCACCAGCTGCATCGCCGGCAATCTGTGCCTTGAGCGCATCCACCCGCATCGGGTTCATCTCGGTGCCAATACGGCCTGACTCCCAGCCTCGGCGCAGATCGCCCATGCCGGACACCATGAGCTTTTCTCGGTCCAGCGCAGAAATGTCGCCTGGAGCGTCGAACAGTGGGCTGCGCAGGGTTGCCATTATTTTGTAGCTCCAATTTGTACGCCGTTGTCTTTGAGAAACTTGAGGTGTTCGCCAGACAGGTTGTCAAGGTAGATCGGATTGCTGCCGGGAAAGCGCAGAACTCTGGCACCAGCGCTCGTCCCCGGGGTCATCTTGCCTTCGACAAAACCGACCACCTCCAGCTTCGCTTTTGACAGCTCTTCGGGTGGTGGCAAGCCGCCAAACGGCGTGTCAGCCGCGCTAAGCCCTGCTGCCTGCATCCAGGTGTTGTTCTGGTTTTTCTTGGCCGATTCGAGGATGCTCACGTACGAGACGGCGTCATTTCTGTACTTCGTCCGCTCGGTGCTTGACATCCTGCTGTAGCCCCCGTTAGTCGCCCGATCCACAATCAGCTTGGCCCGAGCTTCCATGTCTGGGCGGTCCATAACGCTGCCGTCCGCCTTCGTGGTGCTGAACAGCCCTTTGAAGTCAGCTGCCGCATCTTGGTTCGCCGCCCGACCTTGCTCGAGACCCTTGTCGTAGCGCTCGTCCCGGTATTTGCGCTCACCGACCATCGCGTCATAGCGCAGCCGGTTCCGGTTCGAGTTGCTGGTCAGCTCGTTGCCGTACGTCGTCGTCTCGTTAGTGTTTTCGTTGTTGAGCCTCGAAGTCGCGTTGGTCTCGCTGTTGTTGAACCGCGAAGTCGCGTTGGTCGCGTCAATGTTCCTGCGCGACAACACGCGGTCGGCTTCGAGTCGATCGTCTTTGCGCTGGCGCATCTCGTCGACCCAGCTGGTCGGCTTCTCACGCAGTGCCGGTGCAGCGGCAGCAGCGGGCTGAGCGTACTGGGTCGGCGCGTAGGCACGGCGCAGCTGGTCCTGAGTCGGCCCGGGCTCGGGGGCGTAGCTGCGGCTGTCAAAGCTGGTGATCTTGCCGGTGCTGTTGTTGCGCATGGCACCGGTGCCACGCGGCACATACACGTCACTGTCGTCGATCATCTTGGCGGCGGCGGCGTACTCTGGAGTTCCAGCCCGCAGGGATGAGTAGGGCTGGCCGAACTGAGGCTGAGCCGGGGCCGCAGCCGGACTCTGCGCGGCGCCTGGGGGTTGTGCAGCACCCGGGGCTGAGGCAGACCCAGGAGTCACGAACATAGATGAGCGCGGGTCGTCAAAGCCATTGAACTGCGTGCGCGTATCCAGACGCAGACCTGTTCGATCGGCCGCAGCCGCTGTTTGGTTTGGTCCTGTGGAGTAAGTTTTGCTTGCGCCGGGGAGCGCAGCAGCGGCTTGTTGGGCGATCATCTTGCTGTCGTCCACGCCCCAGTCTTGGCCGAAAAACCCACCCGCATTCCTCAGCGTGCGGTTTATTACCTGGCCCACGTTGTCGCGCCCGGTTTCGCCCAAAGCTGAGCTAATTCCACCCGCAGCCATCTTGCCGCCTTCGTACAGACCCCGGCCAGCGAGGTACGTAGCAGCGGCGGGCGCAGCCGGGGTGAGCAGCCCAGCGCTCGCGGTTAAGTCGGCAGCGCCTTTGGCAGCTTTCCATCCGTCGTTGTTGTAGACGCCGTCCCCAAGCTCATAAGCAGCAGCAGCGGGCCCAAGTTTCCTGGCAGCAGCACCGACAAGTTTGCCTGCGCCCGAGGTAGGGGCGGAGAGAAAGCTGGAGTTTTTTACGCTGTCGACAGCGGTCCTAAGCATGCCAGGGCCTGCAGCGCTTGCGGGTTTTGGCGCAAGCCCTTTGATGTTCTCAGGCTCTGTGAATCTGGTCGGATCGAACACTTTGGCCGGCCCAGTTGGCACCGGGTTAGCGGCTCGCTCTGCGGCCTGCCCTGCGCTGAGAGCTTCTTGCGCGGCTCGCTGCGACGCCATGGCTCCTTGTGCAGCTTGCGCCTGGGGCGATAGCGGTCGAAGTTGTGGCTCGGGGGGCGGAGCGGGTGTCACCAGCTTTGCTGCCGCCGCTTGTTGGCCGGCAAGCGCGGCCTGCTCGGCGCGTTGCGCGGTGCTCGCAGCAGACGCTGCCATACCCTGAGGCGACTGGGGCACGTATGGTTTTCGGGCTGGCCCCGTCGGTTCTTCGGCATTGAAAGGTGTTGCGCCGAGCGACGTCGTCGCGGGACTGCGGGCCGCAGCTTTGGCATCTATTTCTCGCTGCGTCGCCTCAGCCCACTTCGAAAAACCGTCATTCGCCCGCAGCATCCCGCCACTCATCGCCTTGGCGTCGGCCTCCTCCGGCGTCGTGCCCTTCTGGGCCAGCACCTCACCGCGCAGGCTGCGCAGCTCCTCGCGCAGCCCCGGGGCTGCCTGCATCATGTCGTTGCTCACCACCGACTCGCCCGGCTCGTAGAGTGCCGGGATCTTGTCCCCACTGCCCTTGCCGGGTACCTCTCCAGCTCCCTGCATCGGCTGGCGGTCAGCCCACCGGGAGACCCGCTCGCCGCCATCAGCCATGCGCAGGTAGTTGGATTTGACTTTCATGATTTCTCCATCTATCTTAGATTTTAGATCAAGCGGACTGATCGACCGTGGCAATACCGACCACCTGGTTCAGCGCACCCGCCATCGCTTTACCCACGGCGTCGGTACCGGCAGTGGCCGCCTTCATCTTGATGTCCCACAGCTGCCGGCCTTGTTCGAGGTTGAGCTTGACGTTTTCGATCGCGATCTTCGAGGACGAGTCGAACGAGGCGATGTCGAGCCTGCCCATCCCGTCGTACACGCTGGACACCGCACGAAACGCCTCTGTGCGAGCGGCGTAAGCTCTCGAGTTGGCCTCGTTGTTCTGTGCGTTGGCCTGGGCCTCGGCCTGATACACCTGAGCCTGGGCCACTGCAGCAGCGATGCCGACCCGGGCGTTTTCCTGCAGCACCCGAGCGTTAGACTCATAGACTGCTGCGTTAGCCCGAGCAATCTCGGCGACCGTACCCTGGCTGGCGACCTGGGCCTTGAACACCTCGGCCTTGGCCATGTCGCCTCGGATCTGGGCTTCGTACCCCTGAACTTGGAGGGTCTCACCGCGCAGCATCTCCGAATAGGCGCTCACCTCGGACTTGAACGCTTCGAGCTTCAGCCGCTCGACGTCCACCAGCCCCTGGATCGCCGACACATCGGCGCGGTACATATCGACCAGCGCTTTCTGAGCGTCTATTTGGGCAGTGTAGATAGCCACCCTGTTCTTTTCGACATCAAGCGCGGTCTGAGTAATAGTCTGCTGCACTGCGGCGTCAGTCCTGTAGATGTCAAAACTCGTCTTTGCGCCCTCGAGTTCGGCGCTGAAGATCTGAGCCCGATTCTTCTGGATGTTGATCGCAGACTCAGTAATGTTCTGCTGGACTGACGCGTCTGTCCTGTAGACCTCAGCGGCTGTTTTGATCCCGTCGAGCTGAACCCCATACACCTGGGCGGCAATCTTTTGCGCCTCGATCGCAGTCTGGGTAATGGTCTGCTGCACCGCGGCATCAGTCCTGTAGATGTCAAAACTCGTCTTCGCGCCCTCGAGTTCGGCGCTGAAGATCTGAGCCCGGTTCTTCTGGATGTTGATCGCAGACTCAGTAATGTTCTGCTGGACTGACGCGTCTATTCTGTACACCTCAGCGGCTGTCTTGATGCCGTCAAGCTGAACCCCGAACAGCTGGGCCTGGTTCTTCTGGATGTTTATCTTGGAGTCTGCGATGCTCTGCTGTACGCCCGCATCGGTCCGGTACATGTCGAGCAGTACCTTCTGTCCCTCGTTCTGCGCGGTGAACAGATGTACTTTATGTTTCTGCAGGTCAGCCTGGACGCCGTACACCTGAAGCTTTACTTTCTGCGACTCGATCTGAGCTAAAGCACCACGTACGCCCGCTTCGTACGCCGCGATTTCGGTCTTACATTTTTCCAAAAACTTGTCAAACCGAGTGACACTCATGTTATACATCGAGACGGCAAACTCGGCCCCAGCCTTGGCGGCGTTCAGCGTCCGCTCCATCACGTTCATGTGAAGGTCAAGCGACATTTTCTCGAAGGCCATGGCTTGCGCGATGGTGTACTTCCGGTTCTCGACGTACATATCTGCCCGCTTCAGGGCGATTTCACGCGACGCGGTGCTGATCTTTTCTGCGCCGTCTTGCTGAGCGCTCTGAATCTGCGCCAGTAACGCCCCAGGCGGCAAAGAGAACCCCCGCGCTGCCATCTGGCGTGATGCTTCCATAGTGACCACTTGGGCACTGCGTAGTTCGCGTTCTCTGGCCCTCTGCCACAACCCGTCCTCGTCCCCTTCGTTGATGCCGTACCCGCCATCCTGCAGGTCGCGGTACAGCGCAGATACGGTGGCTTTAGACAAGGTATCGACCACCGATTTGTAGTCGTCCTCTTCGAACTCAAAGATGTTGGTGGGGGTGATCAGCGGGTCTGTTGGTACAGTAATTGTCAGAAGCCGGACCTCTGTCTCGCTTATCCCGGGGAACACAATATCCTCGAGCACCGGGGCAGTCGGGAGGATCATGGTCGGCCGTTCCACAGGCGTCAGGTCGACGTTGTCAAAAGACGGGCGGTCGGGTATTTCGAGATCGGGCCTATCCGGTGCGATCGGAGTAATCGTCTCGAACGTCGGGGCCGACGGCACTACGCCCAAGGGGCGAGCCACTGTGCCGGGAGTGAGGGCGCTGAAGTTCGGCGCAGTGGGCAGTACAAGGTCTGGCCTGGTCGGTGCAATCGGAGTGATCGTCTCAAATGTCGGGGCTGACGGCACTACGCCCAAAGGGCGAGCCACTGCGCCCGGAGTAAGGGTGCTGAAGTTCGGCGCGGTCGGCAGTACGAGGTCGGGTCTGGTCGGTGCGATCGGGGTGATCGTCTCAAACGTCGGAACCGACGGCACTGCACCCAACGGTCGAGCCACTGTGCCCGGAGTAAGGGCGCTGAAGCTCGGCGCTGCAGGCAGTACGAGGTTAGGTCTGGTCGGTGCGATCTGTTTGATCGTCTCAAATGTCGGGGCCGACGGCACTACGCCCAACGGGCGAGCCACTGTGCCGGGAGTGATCGTGAGGAAGCTCGGCGCTGCAGGCAGTACGAGGTCAGGCCTAACCGGTGCCTCGGGTAGGGTCAGCTCTGGAGCTTCACCGCCGAAGGTCATTTTGCCGACGATCGGGGCTACGCCGGTACTCAGCGCCTGCAGTGTGGGGGTGACGTACGAAGGGGCCGCCGGGCCTGCCGCAACAGTCGGGGCGGTAGGTACGAAGATCTTCACGCCAGTGCCCATAGCCTTGGGCGTGTCCGGCATAACCAATGCCTTTGAGATTAACGTGGCGAGCTCAGTCTTGAGCGGTCCGACGTCGGTTACTGCCGGCACCGTCCCGGCAGCAACTGGGCTGTATGCCCCCGTGTAGTTCTTCAGTAGGGCCAAGAACCCGTCGAGCTGGTTCGCATACTTCTGCGCGTTGTTGTTTGCCGCAATCTGGAGGTCGCCTGCGATGCTCATGGTGTTTCCTTAGATTCGGCGCGTGCTGGGCGCGACGTTGAGTCCGAGCTGACCAAAGTCAAAGTCAGCCCCGTTGGTGTTGTTGAGGGCAAACTGCCACGCCTTGCCGCGCAGCCCCTGGGGGATGGCGACACGGCGCTGCACCAGGCCTGTGCGGGCCTGCGCCGACAACGTCACGTTGACAGGCGCAGCCTCATCGACAGTCAGCGTGAGTGTGAGGTCGCCAGCAGTGCGCAGGGTCATGTAGGCGTCGGTCATCCGCTTCTGGTGCGGATCCTTGAAGTCGAGCAGCCCCGTGGCGAACCCGGCCGAGATGGGCACCCCGGCATCATCGTTCCCGACGTCCAGCCGGCACAAACCATTTGGTCCAGCGCCGTAGTACACCCCGTTGAGTTCACAGAACGAGTTGAAAGGGTAGTTTTCGTAGGAGGAGACGGCCGCGGTCCGGGTGCAGACGACCATTACGACCTGCTGGGTCTGCAGCCGGCCCAGTGCGTCCAGCACAGCCCGAAGCGCAGGGATGCGGGCCTCGACCGTACCTACGGCCCCGAAGCCTGCATCTAGAGAGGCGACCAGAGTCTTCAGCCCTCCGCTGATCACCGCCGGGGAGCCCGCGTAGGCCTCGACCGCAGCAACCGATAGGCGCTGCGTGACGCCGATGATGCCGATACCGCCAGCGAAGGCTGTTATTTTGGGCTCGATGCTGGGCAGCAGCGCAGCAATCTCGCAGAACGTCAGGCCATTCAAAACCGCATCGACGGCCGTCAAAGGAGCTGAAATCTTCGCGGTGTACCCGGCCTTGGTAGTCACAGCCGCCTGCACCGTCGTCAGGCCTGCGCTGATGGTATGACCACCGACGATCAGGGCCTGAACCGTAGGGCTGGACGCCGTGATGACAGCCGGAGTGCCTACCCTGCCAGCGGCAGCGGCGCGTACCGTCGTCAGACCTGCGCTGATGGTATGACCGCCGACGATCAGGGCCTGAACCGTAGGGCTGGACGCCGTGATGACAGCCGGAGTGCCTGCGCTGCCAGCGGCAGCAGCCTGCACCGCCGTCAGGCCTGCGCTGATGGTGTGACCACCGACGATCAGGGCCTGAACCGTAGGGCAGGACGCCGTGATGACAGCCGGAGTGCCTACGCTGCCAGCGGCAGCCGCCTGCACCGTCGTCAGCTCCCCGACGATACGGCTCTCTCCTCCGACCATCAGCACGCCGAGTGCCGGCAGCCGCGCTGTTACGTCAGACCGTCCGCCGGTCGCCGTCGACTTCATGGTCGGTAGCGCGGCGGCGATCTCAGCCGCCGCACCCTGGAAAGCGGTCGACACGTTGCTCAGGGCCGGAAGCGCCGCGGCGATACCGTACACACCCCCGACGACGGCGCTGGTCAGCAGTGGGAGCTTGGCGTCGATCGTGCGGTCGTTGACCAGCACCTCGATGCTCGAGGTGAGCGCAAACAGCTCGGCGGTGATCTGGTCCGACTGCGCCTCAAGTGCGGCTGTCGAAGCGGGGAGCCTACCGTTTATTGTCTGCAGCCCTGCCAGCTGGGTCAGCGCGGCGCCCAGCAGGGGCAGCCGGGCGTAGATGCCCAGGTTGCCGTAGAAGTCAGCCTCGCCACCGGCCACTGCGCCACCTGCACCGACGGCGACGACCCCGAGCTTCGGGCTGACAGAGACAAACAGCGCTTCGCCAGAACCCGTCGCGCCGCCGACCCCAGCAACTCTGTACCCCACGGCTGCTCTTCCGCCGCCCTTCGCACCGCCGGTGCCCTCGAACGCAGCGCCGACGGACGGGCTGGTAAATCCGTACTGAGCTTCGCCCGAGCCTGTGGCCCCGCCAGTGCCGACCACCGGCCGGACCCCTGCAACGCCCGTCTCCAGAAAGCCGGAGAGACGGATACCTTCAGTGCGAGCGACGGCAAGCGCACCGGAGGTGAGCCACGAGCTGAGGCGGATACCGACCACCGCCAAAGCCGTTGTTTTGTAGGCCGAGGCTGACCCGGAGCCGGAGGCCCCGCCAGTGGCGACCCAGGCCCGCTTCTTGGCGACCGCCGCTACGCCACCGCCCAGCGCCCCGCCGCTGGCGACAACGACAACATTGCCGCCGGTGATCGCGGTGGCCACACCGCCGCCGAGGGCGCCGCCGCTGGCGGTGTGCCCCATCCCGCCGACGCGGTTGACGATCGTGGCGCTTCCGCTGCCGAGGGCACCGCCGCTGGCGACAACGGCGATTCCGCCTTTTCTGGTGGCGACGACCGCCACGCCGCCGCCCTTACCGCCGCCTGACGCTGTCATCGAGAAGACTGATGCGACCTGCCGCGACGGCATCGAGAACGACGCGTCGACGAGTTCGCCGACAGCCACGGCGGTGTCGATTGTCGCTACGGGTAACGAGGATGATGCGTCAACAACATTGCCGAACCACGCGGCACCGGCGATTGTTTGAAGCGGGACCGAGACACTCCCGGTCAAGAACCCGGGGTTAAGAAGAACGCCCGCGACCGTCTTGACCGGAATCGTGACGGGCATGGTTTACGTCGCCGGCTGTGTGATGGTGCACTGGGTGCAGGTAATCGTAGCGCCCGTTGTGATCGCGACTGCGGACACGATGAAGTCGGTCCCGGTCGTGCCAATTGAGCCGTAGACACGGAAGGTGCCGGCAGAATCTCCCAGTGCCGCATACCCTGCCGTTCCGGTTGCGACAGCTACGCCAATGGACGTATTGCCAGCGACCAGGGTCGCAACACCCGTCGCGGCGGCATTCCAGCCGGACGTCATGGTGACCTCGACAAGAAGAGTACCTGTAGGGGCAGTGTCGGCGCTGGCCGGCACCGTCCCCGTGTAGAGCCGCAGCACCGCAGATGTACCCCCCCAGTTCGAGATCATGTTATCGACAATAGTGTTCCTGAGCCCTACGGCGAGTTTGATAGCCATGTGATGTCCTTAACTGATGATGATGCTCAGAGATTTGAGCGTGACGACGACGCCAGTGGTGAGGTTGAGCGAACTCAGAAGCACGTCGCCGCTTAGCGTGCCGACGCCGCACTGAATCGTCAGCCCGTTGGCCGACACCATCCGCATGTACCCGACCGTACCGGTGGCGACTGGGGTCAGTGACCGGGTCGCGGCCAGATTGATCAGGCCGGACGACGAGGCGATGAAGTCGGTACTCAGCAGGCTGGTCGTCGCCAGCACCGTGCCAGTGGCGGTATCGTCGGCACTCGCCGGAGCCGAGCCGCTGTAGAACGTGGCAACCGCGGCGTTCGTGGCGTGGAAGAACGAGATCGGCGTCGTGGCAGCGATGAACTGGTTCAGGATGGCGTTGCGCAGCGGCAGGCTGAGCAGCACGGTCCCGAACTGAGCCGGTACCGACAGCGGCATCGAGACCAGGTAGCCACCGGACACGATCATGTCCGCACCGGAGCCAGGTAGCCCTACTGTTTGCAGGTGGCCGATCAATATGAGGCTGGAGGCATTCCCCATTCGAGCTGACTTCAGATCCAGAAACTTCAGCACAGCGGGAGTCGGTTCGGACACAACGACGTCCGGCACGGCGACCGGCAGCAGTAAGTCGACAGCCCCGTCATAGACCGATCCCCAGCGCCCTGCTACTGACACGCCAACCGAGTTGTAGGCGCCCGACATACCATCGGCGCTGCTGGTAGGGTACACCGCCGTGATGGTGGAGGGGTATGGCGCTGCCGTACCCGCCAGACTCAAGGCCAGATAGGCAGGCCCAAAGGACTGGATGAACGCCACCTTACGCGCCCGAGGTGAACGTGAACTTCGGCGTCACGGTGACGGAGTCGTTGGCAAACTGCGCCACGAACGGCGAGGCAAACCGCTCCGACCAACGGATGATGGCGTCAGCGCCAACCACGTAATAGCCATAGATCGTCACGGCCGTACCGGCGGTGAAGGTCCAGGTCTGGGCCGTGTAGCTGGCCGCGCCGTTGGTGCCGTCATGAGTCTCGGTCCACGTCGCAGCCGCCAGGGCCTTCGAGGTGTAGCCAAGCGTGGTCATCTCGGTGTAGGTGGCAGCGACGTCGGCATCCGCAGGCGTGATGTTGTTGACGAACAGCTTCAGCGTCAGCGCGGCGGGGACTGTCTTCCCCAGCGCATCCTTGAGCATCGCCGACTCACCGGCGTTGGGGACTTTAAGTGGCATGGTTCAGCTCCTTAGGCTTGGGGCAGGGAAAACGCGGCGGCGGAAATCACGAACGGGGCTCCGACCAGCAGGCTGAGCGAGCCGAGGTTCATCTGCGAGCCGCTGGTGGCGATTGCGCCGTCATACCGGGCGGCAGTCGACGAGGCCGCTGTACCGGTGTCCGACGCTTCGCGTAGCCGGAACCAGCCAGCGGTGCCAGCAGTGCCGACCGTGGCCGACCAGGTCTGGCTGGCCAGCTTGCTCATCGCGCCGGCGGAGGCGGCAGACTCCCAGCTCAAGCCGACAGCGACGCCGTCTGAGTAGAGCGTGCACAGCTTGGTGCCACTTGCTGCGTCATCGGCCGAGGTGGGCTGCGTGCCGCTGTAGATGTCGATGAAGCCGAGAGCGAAGATCGTTCGGAACGCGGATGTGGCCATCATCTTGTTGACGAGGCCGGAGGAGAGGCGAGCAGCCATGGTGGTTTCCTTTTCAGTTGAACAGAGATGCGACGTATTGCGGGGTTGCGCTACGTCGTTTGAGGAGAGCAGCACCCATAGACGCTGCAGGCGGGACGAACTGCCGCGCTGTCAGGTCCTTAGCGGTCCCTCCATTGCGGCCAACCGTCGGGCCGAGCCGCGACGTCCACATCACATAGGTGTCGGCATCAGCGCCGGCGTCGCCGCTGTCAGCCGGAGCCATGACGTCTGCGGAGACAGCGATCTCGGTGCCCATCACCGTCCCGTGCGGAGCGACGGGGCGGAGGTCGAACTTTTCCGGCTGGTCGCCGGACAGGAAGAGTGTGCGGTTCTTGGTGCCGACGAAAATGCCGTCAGCCACGGGGGAGAAAGTCTGGATGTCAGAGTCCAGCACCAGGAAGCCGTTGCGCAGATCAAACAGCTCGTACTCGAACGGCTGGCTGTAGAGCAGGAACGGGCCGGACGCCACGTAGGCTCGGCCCTTGTAGTGCCCCAGCACCTGGCCCGCTGGGGGAGGTCCCATGAACTGGGTGCGCACCGGGACAGTCTGTTCCGAAAGCGAGGTGATCGTGCAGCTGGGCTCAGCGTTGTCGAGTTCTACCGTCAGGAAGGGCAGATCCCCGTTCGTGGTGCTGACGTACAGGTGCTTGCGGACCACCCTGGGGTTGGTGGACACGGGGAGTTCAGCGAAGCTGATGCCGCCTGTCCCGTCTGGCTTGTTCGCGGTAAGAGCCGGACTACCGACCTGGACCGAGACCGCCATCGGCGCTCCTGACTCCCGCCCGTCAGCCCCGACAAAGGTCATGGTGCAGAGGTAGGTGCCGTAGGGCACGTGCCCCTGAACGCCCGCCGGTGTCAGCTGCGGCGGAGGCTTGATGCCCCAGGACTGGTTCTTGCCCTCGAGCACCGCGCCTGATGTGGTGCCGTCGGTCCAGAACACCGTGCCGTTGATGGCGGTGTAGGCAACCCGCTTGCCTAAAATAGATATTAGATTTGAGGACGAGCCGTCAGGCAGGAAGCGCTTGAGCTGGCCGCCCTGGACGAACAGCCCCTGCGCCCCGTCGCTGAACGCGGAGTGCGCAGAGCCAGCGAACACCGTGGCGGTGCCAGCGCGGCGCTGCACCCTCCCCGACTCGTCGATGTCGATGTTGCGGCCATACAGCAGGTCACCGGGCGCGAAGCGCTCGGGACTGACGTCGTTGCGGACGCCCTTCACTGCTGTGATCTCTGCATAGCCCACGTCTATCGCCGATCTAAGTTAGATAGTAGATATTGTAGGCGTTTAAGGCATGGACTGCGCGGCTGTGCCGGGAGGCGGGAACATGCCGGGGCGGAACATGCCCGGCATGCCCGGCATACCCGGCATGCCCGGCATACCTGGGAACCTCGGGGTGGTGCTGCAGGCGCAGGAGAACACGTTCTGCGGCGGTCGGCCCTCGGTCCAGACGCCGTCGTTGTAGATAGGTGCGCCGCACTGGGGGCAGGAGGAGGTTTGTTTCATGATTGAGTTGGTAGTTAGGTTTATTGAATGGCTAGTTGATGCCGCTAATCAGCATCCCCACCGCGCCCTCTTCGTTTGGTTGGAGCGCCCTCATTTCCTCTGGCGGTAGATCAACAAGGACACCGTCGCGCCAGGCAAACCCGACAGTGTTACCGTAAAGCGGGGAAAGGTTAGTGTTCGTTGCGGCGTATTGAAAGTCGTTGCCAACGATGACTCGCCCTGATCTAGAACACCCTTCGAGCCTCAAATATCCTTCCGGACGAGCGTCGCTTCCTTTAAGTATTTCCAGTGCATACGATCCGTCCGCCCCGCGCCTGAGAACCCAAGCGTGTCGTCGCCTTGCATAGCGCCCATATGCATCCGCCAAATATTCGCCATTAGAGTTCTGGGGATTTCCGTCGAAGTCTTCAAAGTTTCCAACCACCACAGATCCGTCGTCCGACATACCTTGGGGCCTCCCACTGCCATTATTCGGGAAAACAAAAGTGGAAAGGCCTTCTGGCCCCCAGAAGCAAATTACAGAGCGGCGTCCGCCGGAGCCGAAGGCGCCCCAGGCGCCTTCTTCGACAGGCCGGTATCCGACTATCAACTGCCCGTCCTTAGACAGGTGAGTAGCACGTGCCCAGACAACTTTAACGGTCGTATAACTGATAGTGGTATCTGACATCCATGAGTCTTGGAGCAAGCCAGAAAGGGGTGGGCCGGGGTCCAAAAGTTCAAAGACTCCGTCGCGCCAAACGCAGGGCAAAATCGAATGAACCAGGTAGCTGCCCCACTCTTGCGATTCAGCCCAAAAGCATCCGCACGCCGTGCGACCGTCCTCTGAAACTGCGAATGCCTCGGAAGCTCCGGCACTATAATTTCGAAGAGCATAGGTAAAGCCGTACAAAGGGTTACCGGAATAGTAAGTTTCATAGTACGCTGCAATCCTAGGGTCTAAACGAAACCCCCGCTGCCAAAGGACCTCCCCACTCGGTAGTCTTACGTTCTCGGGAATTTCCAAAACGGTTGTCTGGAACTCGCTATCGCTATCGCTATCGCTTAGCCTAGAAGTTGCGGCCAGTCGATAAAATTTGTTTAAAAAGACATCGCCTCCGTTGGCGAGCGAAACATACCCACACGCCGCTCGGCCATTTCCCGAAATACCGTATGGGTAGAAACGAAGAGGATAAACAGGATTCAATCTGAAGAAGTCAGCAAAAGTTTCATCGGGGATGCCAGCGGGGATGCCGAGGGGGTATTTGAGGTATGTATCCGGTACCTCAGTTACCGTTCCGAAGGTGCTCCCCTCAAAAGTTTTTCGGTCGAAAAGCCCAAAAACACCGTAACTTGTTTGAATTAATTTTTTTCCGTCTCGAGATATAAAGCGGTGGGGGCCATAGAAAATGCCGTTGTAGTTACTTATGTAGCCGGTGTCGGAATCACGTTTACCCCAAGTGTAAAGGCGCCAGCGATAGACCGACGCAAGACTGGTCGTCGGAAACCTAAAGTACACAGCCCCTACTATTATCTCCGGGTTGATAACCGTCACCAAAGCCCGAACCACATCCCCGATTTTCTGAAACAAAATCCGGCCGGATGAATTCTCAATAGCCCGCTGCATCGGAGCCGCGCCACTCTCCATGGCGTACGCCATCTTCCTGGCCAGGCCGTACAGCGTGGCGTCTTGGTTGCTGTCTGTGTAGACGACGATGGGCATATAAAAAGGGGGCAGCGGGTTGGGAAACTGGGGCACTATTCCAGGCGCGACCTACACCCGCTGCTGGTATTCGGGCCGCAGCCCGTGGTCGCTAAAACGTGTGGTGTTCAAGTCTCTTTCACCTTGATCACGATCTCGACCTGCTTCACGCGGCTGCCAACAGTGGTCAGCGTCACAGTGACCTTGTAGCTGATGCCATCAGCTCCGCCCAGCACCCAGACCTTCACCACGCCGTCGACCAGCGTGAACGACGACAGGGTTAAGCCGGTTTCGACAACGACCGTGGCAGACGCGCCTGCGTCGCCCAGCTTTGCCAGCCAGGGGACGAAGCTGATGTCATAGTCCTGCCGATCGGCGGGCTGCTTTACAAATTTCTTCAGGATGCTCATAGCTGGGCGACTCCGGGTTCTGGTAGCACGAGGCTGGTGTAGTTCTCCGGCGCGACCGAGGCGGTGTAGCCTTCCCCCGGGACCAGCGTGAGGTACGACAGCGCCTCGACGTAAGCGACGAAGCTGCTGGGCGCGGTAGACGGCAGGAACAGCAGCTCAGCTGCGGCATCCTGGGCTATTGACGGCAGCAGCGCGGTACTCTGCCCCCGGCTGAGCGCAGCGGCCAGGGCGCTCTGCAGGAACGCCTGCAGGGGCTGGTCGACGGCGGCCTTGGCGTAGGCCAGCGCCGTGGCGCTTGGGGTCAGCGCTGGGAGGGTCTGGTCCGAGGTTGCAGACGCCCGGGCGGTGGCAGCGGCGCTCTGGCTGAAGTCCAGCAGGGTCTGCTCTGCCGCACCCACCGCCGGGGCGAGAACTGCCAACCCCGTCGCCGCCTGGTCCAAGGCCTGCAGGGTCTGGGCCGAAGCACCGGTTGCGACCGCTTGTCCCGTCGCAGCCGCAGTGACCGCGGGCAGGGGCTGAGATGCCTCGCCCTGTGCGGTAGTCTGCCCAACAGAGGTCTGACTGAGCGCCGGCAAGGTCTGCGCTGCCGTGCCCTCGGAGACGGCTTGGCCGGTGGCCGTGGCCGTGAGCGCCGGCAAGGTCTGCGCTGCTGCAGCCTGCGCTGCGGTCTGTCCGACAGAGGTCTGGCTGAGCGCCAGCAGGGTCTGCGCTGCTGCAGCCTGCGCCGTAGTCTGCCCGACAGAGGTCTGGCTGAGCGCCAGCAGGGTCTGCGCTGCTGCAGCTGCTGCGACGGCCTGGCCTACTGCCGTCTGGCTAACCTGCTCCAAGCCTTGTAGAGCCTGGCCTGTCGCCGTGTCTGTGGCTGTCAGACCCGACGCGGTCTGGGTGAGGGCCGGCAGAGTCTGGGCCGCATCACCCTGGGCGACAGCCTGACCGCTTGCCGACTGGCTTACGAGGGCGAGAGACTGCGCTGCTGAACCGTAAGCAGCGCCGCTCGCCGCCTGGAATAAGAGCAGCAGCGACATGGATTACCCCGCCGGGATGGCGCGCAGGGCGTCCAGCGTTTTGTTGATCTCAACCGCTTGGCGTTCGATCTCGGCCAGTTGCGCCGCATCTCCGACCTGCACCGCGCTGGCGCGGATTTGGTCGAGGCGCGACAGCCGCGCTTGGGCTAGGGCAATCAGTTCGGCGGTGTACATGATTGATCCTTACAAGATGACAGCACGGGACATGAGCGTGCCGGTGTTTTGCAGGCTGTACAGGAACGGCGTGCCGTCCGGGGCATCCATCACCTCCAACAGGTTACCGATATGCACAGCGTTCTGGGTGATGATGGTTGTCCCCATCGCCGTGATTCGGTTCGTGATAGTGTTGTACGCAAAGACCCGAACCGGGCCGTTGAGCACCGAGCGCGTCATGAACACGGTGTCTACCCCGTCATAAGCGTAGCTGGATCCGATGTTGAACAACTCGGCCTGCGGCAGTGTGTACAAGCCAAACTGCCACTTCTGCGAGGCCAGATCGAACACATCGACGATGTTGCTGCCGCCGCCTCGCGGTGAGTACATCTGGCGCTTGCCCTTGGCGGTAGACGCCCCCCAGGTCCAGACCAGATTGGTGCCCGCTGCGCGAGGCTGGACTGCCAGGATCGCATAGACGCTGGTGGTGTCCACCGTGCCGGTGATGGTCATGGCCGTGGCGGTGTTGGCGGTGATCGTGGTCTCGGTGCCCATGGCCGTCCCAGCCGTGATACGCATGCGCTTGCCGATCCACTGGCCGACAGCAAACTTCTTGGTGCCGGTCTCTGTAATCAGGGATGCCGCGCCCGCGGTCGCCAAGCCCCAGCAGTCGGCAATCTCATAGTGCACCGTAGCGTCTGGCGTAAAAGCCTGCGCCGAAAAAGTCAGCGTGGTCGCGGTGTTGCTGATGATCGTGATGCGCCCGGAGCCGTAACCGGTGCCTGCTTCAACCTTGAACACGTACCCAGCCCACTGGTCAGGCACCCAGTTTTTGCTGGCGTCGATCAGCGTCGTGGTACTTCCGCCCGTTGCCGCACCGTAGCCCGACATGCCGTCTTCTTTTCGCTGGTCGTCGATACCGAAAATCTTGCTGTCGTAGATCACATACTTGCCGGTACCAGCCACTGCGGCTGTGCCCAACGTGGTCGTGACGGTGTTGGCGGTGTTAGACACAATCCAGCGGATCGCGGCGACGGGTGTGGTACCTGGCAGCATGTTGTGCAGCAAGCGCCCGACATGCTCGTTGACGACCCAGTTTTTGGTCGAGTCAGTCAGCACGGTGGTGGACAGCGCCAAGGCTGTTGCCATACTCAAGGCCGCCGTCGTATTCACGGAGAACGTGATGGCGGAGGCACTGATCAGACTGACACCTGTAATCGTGTAGGCTGCATTCCAAGCGGCGTCGGTGCAGCCCGAGAAGGTCACGGTGTCGCCGCGCTTGAACCAGGCTGCTGTCGCGCAAAGAATGTTGGCCGTGGGACCCGCTGCTGTGATGTTGATCGTGCAGCCTGTACCGGTGCCGCCGGTTGTGGCTTTGCCCGTGCCCACGGTATACCCTGTGCCTGTGCCCGCGTTGACCAGAGCCAGACCAGTAACAACGCCACCCGAGGTTATGCTGGTCACAATGACCTGAGCGCCTGTGCCACCCACGGCGCACGTCAGCGTGTCGCCTATAGAGTACGAAGTGCCGCCTGCCGTGGGGCTGGCGTTAATGCTCTGCACACCTAGCGCAATGCGGATACCAGAGGCCACACCGATCGGTGCCCAGCCGGCTTGGGTCGCGGCAATGGTGTTGACGATGCCGTCGTCAAAATACGCGCCCTGGCTCCAGATATCGTTCTCGGTGTCGTAAGCCAGCAGGGAGGCGTTGGCGTTGCCGCACATGTAGATGCGGTTGTAGTCGGGCCACACTTCATAAGTGCTGGTGCTGTCGGGGGTTACGTCCCAATTTTTGCTGACCGTGAAGACCGTGGCCGTGTTCCAGACCAGGCGGCGGGTTTGGCCCGCGCCTGTGCCGCCCGTGATGACCAAGCGGTGGTTGTCCCAAGCACCCACAGCGAGGGTCTGGCCCGCATCGGCCAGTGTGCGCAGCGTGCCCGTGACAGCGCCCACCTTGGTCGCCAGTGCCGTGCCGATCTTGCCGGTGCGCTCAATACAGAAATCGGTGCTGAGCACAGCTAAGGCCAAACTTTGAGACACCGTTTTGGTCTGCCACACGTCGTGCGCCACATCGTAGTATTGCAGCGACATAAACGGCGCAGCAGCCGCAGAACTGAACAGGTACACGCCGCCGGTTTGGGCGACGCTGTAAGACGTCGAGTCGGGGATCACAGTCCAGGCGGGCACGTTGTACGTGCTGGACATGATCTGGTAGTGTGAGCCAGCCACCGGCTGTGCATACGGCGCAATCGCGTTAAAAGGCTGGTTGTTCCAAGGTTCGTGCGACTGCAGGTTGGCGTCGGAAAAGAAGAGTTGCGTGGCGTCGTTGTACAGCACTTTTTTGTACTGCGTGGCGTTAGTGCCGAAAGTGATGCCCACCAGGTAGCCTACCCACTGGTTGATCGCCCACTTCTTGAGCGAATCCGCGATGAGTACCGCACTTGATGTAGTCACTACACCTACATCGTGGGTGGTCTCATAGGCAAAGGTCAACACCCGCTCTTGCCCGGCACCCGCGCCGTTGAGGATCAGCAGCGACTCACCATCCAGCAAACCGCCACGCAGGCCTGGCAGCGTCACGCTTGTTGAGGTGGCCGCCAATACTTTTTGGTGGTAGCCGCGACGCTTGCTGTACACCATGTCCACTCCGATGGTGGGCGCGAGAGGCGGCGTGGCGAGCAGCTGGTAGGTGTCGGCCACGGTATCCAAGCGGTAGAACAAGCCCGCCGAGATGTAGTACAGAAAACGGTCGTTGCCCTCCTCTTTGGTCGTCATTGTCGACAACGCGCTAGAGGCAGTGGGCGCTTGGTTGATGGTCGTCCACTCGGGGAGATCGACCATGGGGCGGTTGGTGTTTGCCATTTTCGTTCCTTAGAGCCGCGTGCGCGTGCCGGTGTTGAATGCAGTGCGGCTGGCGGCGTGCATCAATGCAAACGCCGTGATACCGCCGATCTGCGCTTGATTCCCGACTGTGGTAACGGTGCCGACAGTGGTAACAGTTCCAATAGTGCCCACAGTGGCGGTGACAGCGCCGCCGATGATGTTGTTCACATCGACGGACAAGCGGTTGGAGCCCGCGCCGGTGATGACACTCAGGGGCTGGACACGGGCGATCAGGAGTTTGAGCAGCGAGACCAGCGCGTCGTCCACCACGGGCAGTGGGGCGTCGGGGGTGGCGTCCTGCAGGCTGCCGTCTGGACCGTAGCCGACCTTGACGCGCTGCACCTTGAGGCCCGCAGGGGCGACCGCGCCGTTGACCAGCGTCAGCTCATCGGTGGCGATCAGGTCGCCCGCGCCAGGCAGCGTGGTGTTGTCTGCCATGGCTTAGGCGCCGGGGGCGGTCTTGCTGAAACCCGTGACCTGCACCGTCTGGCCGCTGGTGAAGGTGGTGTTGTCGATCGTCATGTCGCCGCCGCCGGCGCTCAGCGTCACCGAGCCCTGCTCGTGGCACGTGGTTCCGGCGTTGTCGACAAAGCGGTAGTAGCCCGCCGTGCCGCCGACGAGGGCCGTCGTTGACAGGGGCAGGCTGCTCAGCGCCTTGCTGCCGGCCGATGCGGCTGCAGCCCAGTCGGAAGCCAACGCGTACTCAGCCAGCTTCGTGCCCGACGCCGCCGTGGCGCAGTTGGCTGGCTGGATGCCAGAGTACAGCTGGAGCTTGGCGCTCACACCCATGGCGGTCTCGATGGCGTCGAGCATGCCGTTACGCACGCTTGCGGAAAATTGAATGGTCATGGTGGTTCCTGTTAAATGCCGCCGTACGCCACCGCACCAGCGGTGTGCATGGCCCGGCTCTGCTCGACTTTGGCGGCTGCGCAGTACGCCGCGTGCGTACCCCTGAACTTCTCGGAGGCGTCCTTGTCATGCGTTTCCGCGTCCTGTACGCTGTAGGCGCGGTGCTTGACCCAGTTCAATAGATGGACATGGTGCCGGGGCGAGATCTCCAAGTCGTCGCCCGCCTCGACGTCCGCCGGCAGCCGGAATGTCCGCAGCTCGGCGCTCAGCGCCTCGTTCGGCACCGGCCAGGCCCGCAGGACGTTCTCTTCCAGGCCAGACACGAGGGCGCGGATCGGGCCGCGTGCTCCGTCAAAGCGCATGCCCTCGGAGGCCATTTTCTCGATCGGGACCACGGGGATGTCGTAGCCCGTGGAGGTATTCAGCACGTCGCGCAGCTTGAGGATGCGGGGGTCCAGGGTGTACCAGCTCACCTCCGGCGCGATCGTCAGCGTGAAGCTGCGGGCATCGGCGATGCCATAGGTGTCACGGCAGAACTGCTTTTGTGCGTCGTCGATGTACCCGTAGACCGACTCGTCGGCCCAGAGGTACGGCTCGGTGAGGTCAAAGACCTCGGCCCGAAACACAGCCAGCAGTTCTGTGGTGTTCATGCGCCGGCTTTGGCCAGAGTGAACTTGGCCCAGGCGGCGTCGCGCTCTTTACCGCTCAGACCGGACCAGCCGAGTTCCTTCGTCAGCACCGCGCTGTGGGGGACGCCGACGGCGGTGAACTCCTCGCGCCGTCCGCGCAGCGAGATCTTCTCGAAGGCAGCAAACAGGGCGGCCTCGCGCTCAGCTGGGATGGTGGGCTCGACCGGGCCGTCGACGACGACTTCGGGAATATCTTCGGCCGGCACGATGCCGACGGCGATCAGCTCGGCGTGCATCTGGGGCGGGGCGTAGGTGGGCTTGCCCTTCTCAAACTCGACCGAGCGGCCAGAGACGGAGGCCACGGTCATCTTGCGGGGTGCGATGTATTCCATGATGGTGCGTTTGGGTTGTGGGTTGAAAGGGATGGGGGCGAGGCCTTGTGAGCCCCGCCCTCCGTGATCCACAGTTACGTGATCACGACTTCACTGGTGCGGCCATCCAGCGTGTACTCGACCCGCACACGGACCTTGCCGGCGGTGGCGTTGGCCACCGTGTAAGCGAGGGTCATGCGCAGGTTCTGGCCGGCGTTGCACAGCAACGGGGCGGTCAGCGCCAGAGCGGCACGGGTGCCGGCCGTGGCCATCACGCTGGTCGTGGCGATCAGCGCAGTGGTTGAGCCAGAGATGCCCACCGACAGCGTCGCAGCCGTGGGGCCGGCAAACGCTGTCTCGGTAATCACCTCACCGCCGATGATCACGGCGCCCTGGGGCATCGGGATGCAGTCGAACACCAGGCCGGTGTTAGCCACTGGGCCGGTCAGGCCGGACTCCAGCGGGTCAGTCGAGTTCGCCAAGGTCGACCCGAGGGTCTTCTTGGAGCCGTCGACCGCGTCGATCACCCACTCGTTGTGGGAGAAGACGAACTCAGCGTACAGGGGGTACTGGACAGTACGGGTTGCGAGCTTTTTCATGCTGGTTCCTCCTTATTGGGCGACGTAGCACGAGATCACACCGAAGTCTTCGACTGCGTTGCTCTCGTAGATGTTGCCGAATTTCGGTTTCAGGAAGCCCAGGATCTTGCCGATGGCAATCGCCTGCGAATTCTTGAAGTCGAAGTCTTCCTCGTTCCATTCCGGGGCGCCGAGGTCGGCCATACCGAGGGCTTGCGCACCGCAGAACAGGACCTGGCAGCCGTCGACCGTGCCACCCGAGCCGTACTTGCCGCTGGCCAGGCCAGAGGTGTTGGGCACGTGACGGAACTCGTGCAGGTAGATGCCGTCGATCTTGACGGTGTCGCCTGAGAAGAGCTTGTCGTTGACGCCGGAGTTCTGGCTGTAGCGCAGATTGGCGTTGTAGTCAGGGTCTTGCTTCAGCTTGGCCATCGCCTGGGGCGTCAGAAACGCGTGGAACGTCTCCTGGCCGCCGTCGCCGCCGGTGCCGCGGATGTAGCGGTCTTTGGCGTAGGCTTTGAGCTGCACAAACATCTTCCAGCCTGGGAAGTCAGCTGCGGTTACGGCAGCGGAAGTGTTCGAACCGGTCAGGCTCGACTTCAGCACGCCGGAGGTGGCGTCCCAGCGGGTTGTCCGACGGGTCGAAGGCGCGGTCACGTCAGCAGCGAACTCCAGGTACTGGAGGTCAGAGCCGACACGGGTGGCGCCGTTGGGCTTGTACTGGTAGCCGATGCCAGCCAGCGTCTGAAACGCCATCTGGTCAATACGGTCAGCCAGCCAGTAGCTCAGCACGTTCTTGGAGTTGTCACGGAACCCGACGATCGACTTCTGGTCGGCCATCTTGCCCTCGTGGCGGTTGGCGTGGCGCAGCTGGTCGATGCGGATGACCTGCTCAAAGGTCTGCATGCCCTCTTCGTTGCCCACCAGTGTGCGGTCACCCGCCACACCGTCGCCCTGCAGGTCGGCCAGCAGGGTAATCACCGCACGGGCGCCCTTTTCAGACGACTTGAGATCGGTGATGTGCTGGATCATCGAGCTGGTGCCCGAACCCAGAAACTTGTTGATGAAAGACTGATTGCGGGCGTTTTTCCACAAGTCCATAGACCAGACGGTCTTCTGCTCGTTAGTCAACAGCCCAAAGTTGGTTAATGCCATGAGGCACTCCTTCTAAGTTCGATAAAAGATTTAGACCTTTTGCCGAATGTCGCTTCGCGCCAGCGTTGACTGGAGGTGCTTTCGTGACCTACCTTGAACCGATGTGCGGAATATACCGCATTTCTAACTTAGATGTTAGATAAGAGCCGCCTCAGCTTCACGCCGAATCGTCAGGCCGCGCAGGACGCGACCGCCGGCTCTGTTCCACTTGCGCAGCTCACCCGGGACGGAACCCCAGTCACCGGCGTTCACGCGCTTGCGCAGCGTGCTGCCCTTGAGGGCGGAGCCGCCCAAGTTGTACGCAAAGTCGATCAGCGCAGCCAGCCGGTCGGGGTGGTCCAGCCCGGGGCACAGCCGCAGCACCTGGGGCAGGTAGACCCGTTTGACCATGTAGAGCAGCAAGGCTTCAGCCCTCTCGCGACTGATCTGAGCGTCAAGCAGGGTCACCAGAGTGCCGTCTTCGTAGTAGGTGCTGCCGAACCCAATGGTCGGTACCCCAGCCGGGCACAAGTAGGGCTTAGGAAAAAAGCCCTCGAACCGGCGCATCAGCGCCAGTGCCACGCGCAGGGCCAGCTCGATCACTTGCCGCGCTTCGAGAGGTTACGGTCGGCCAAGTAGATGCCCAGCGCCGCGCTTGCAACTGCGGCAGCGAACTCGGACAAGACGATGAACCTGAACTCCGACAGGCTGATCATGACGAGCGCCCATGTCGCCACACCCGGACGGATGGTGGCGTTCCAAGCATCGACCCAGGCGATGCCGATGGCCTTGGTGGTGCCTTTCACGGCCTCAACCCAGCCCTGCGCCTCAAGCTCGCTGATCGCCGCTTCGGCCTGCACCTGTATCGTTTTGACACCCAGCTCGGCCTGCACGCGGATTGACTCCATGTTGCGCTCGTGCTGGCCCCGGTCCAGCTCGGCCTGAAGGTGCATGCGGTCCAGCTCGTGTTTGTGGTCCTGCTGTTTGGTGAGCCAAGCAGACAACTCACCCCACAGCATCCGAAAAACAGAGCCCCCAAAGAAGGAGATGAGTGCGGTGATCATTTTTTGATGTACTGAACGAGTGAAAACAAGATCGCTGCAGCCGCCCACACCCCGATCCCCCGATTGACCCACTGGTCCACCTTGCGGTCGACCCGGAGCAGCGTCACCTCATACGCGGCAGCCTTCATCTCCACGGCGCCGATCCTCTCGCCCTGAGTGGCCTGCCGCTCCTCGAAGAGGATCAGCTTGCCCACGGCGTCGGTTAGTTTGTCGACCTTAGTCTCGAGGCGTTTGAAATCGTCGTCAGTCATGGTCGTTCTCGGCGGGTGGTTTGGGGGTTTAGGGTGGTTTTGTGGCTACAGCTCGTCGCCGCGCATCTTTGCCAGCTGGCTGTCACTCAACTGGGCAAATTCTTTCTGGCTCATGCGCATCACAGCAGCCGCGCTTTCTGCGCCGCCGCCTAGCTTGTCGCTGTCCAGGCCGACGCGGGAGAGCGACGGAGGGGTACTGCCTACGGCCTTGACGACCTTACCGACCGCGTCCTTCTTGCGCTCAGCAGCCACCTCTTTGTCACTGACGCGAGGCGCAGCGTTGGTGGCCATCTCCTGGCGCGTGGTGCGGGGCTCGACGATCAGCTTGACCGCCTTCTGCAGCGCAGCGGTCGGTGTCAGGCCCTTCATCTCGTAGGCAGACTTCAGATCAGCCACTTCCGCCATGGCCTCCTCGTCGTAATCGTCGTGGTCTGGGTTCAGCGTCGGAAACGCCGTCTCGACCCGCTCCAGGGCCGTGTTGTACCGAGCCCGCTCTGTGGCCCGGATCTCAGCGGCGTGGATCTTCATGTCGCTCTTCGACTCAGCCATGTCCCGCTCAGCTTTGCGGATCTTGGCCATCGTGGCGGTGGCTTTGTCGATCTCGCCGTCGCTCAGCTGGGTGGCGTAGTCTTTCTCCAAGGCCATCACGCTGTTCTCCAGCGCGGTGATCTCCTCGTTCACGTTGGCGATCTGGTTGCCCTGCTGGTACTGGGCCAGCTGGCGCTCCAGAGAGGCCCGCTGCTCGCGCTCCTTCTCCAGGATCTCCTTGTGCCGAGCCAACGGGATGCGGGAGTCCTTCTGCTTGGGGTTGTCCGTCTTGTCGGCCTTGGCGTCCAGCTCAGCGTCCAGCTCCTGGACCTTCGGGTCCTTGGCAACTTCCTCTGCGACCTTGGCGTCAGGCTGGTCCGGGTCGAGGTCCTGGTCATCGGGCAGCAGGTCGCCGCGATCGGCAGCGGATGGGCCAGAGCCGGACTCACCGGGCTCTGGGTCGTACAGGCGGAAGAATTTCTGGATCAACATAGTGCGGGCTTTCGGGTGGGTGGGTTAGAGGTAGCGCAGCGCGTGGACCACGCCGCGGAAGATGTAGTCCTTGGCCTGCTGCTCGCGGGGCAAGTCGGCGAAGGGCACCAGGCAGGGGTGTTCTTTCGCTACGGGGTCCTTCACCGGGCCGTAGTACCAGCCCTCATCCAGCTTCTGCTGCATCCAGGCGGTGTGGCTGGCCTCGGGACCGAAGTCGCCCGAGATGTGCAGGTACACGCCCGAGCGGGCCGACGAGCGCTGCCACTCCGGGGCGTCCGCCCAGGCCGGCTGGGAGGTGTCGCCCAGGGCTTCACAGTAAGCCCGGTTCACCTCGTGGCAGATGCGGGCGACTTCGTCAAGCGGGTGGGGGGCGCTCATGCGGCCACCTCGGCCAGCTCGGCCAACCGGCTGCGCAGCTCGTAGCCCATCAGCGGCCAGATCTTCTGCACGGCGTTGGCGCGGGCGATGCTGCGGCCAATATCGGCGTCGAAGTTCTCGGGGCTGGCGCAGGCTGATTCACCTGTGACGGTGAAGCCGTTTTTCAAGACCAGCACGCAGAAGGTCAGCAGGCACAGAGGCAGCGGGACTTCGATGCCGTAAGCGCCGCGTAGGTCTGCCCCGTTTTCAGTCAGCATGGCCGAGCCACGCGCCCCGTTCTCAGCCGTGAAATAGTGCTCGCTGGCAATGTTGCCGTCGATGTCCGCCGGCGTGATGCGCGGGGCGGTCAGGCCCTTGGCCTGGATCTGCTGCTCGATGCCGGGGTCGTCAGTGCGTGGGGAGGGGATGTTGTGCATGGTGGGTTAGGCTTTTGAGGTTGGGAGACGGGATCTGTTGGCGGTGCGCCGGGTGGTGGGCGGCTTGGCAGCGGCTGTGGCAGCGTCCTGCACGGCCTTGACGCGGGCGTCCATGCGCTTCTGGGCCATGTCCTGCTCCTTGAGCTGCAGCTCAGCGCCCATCTGCTCGCGCTTGAGCTGGTGCTCGCGCTCGGCCAGGCTCATCTTCTGCTGGGCCGTGCGCTCGTCCAGGCCGGCCTTCTGATCGGCGGCCTGGGCCTTGACCTGGACCTCTGCCATCTTGGCCTGGGCCGAGCCGTCGTCGGGCTCGCCCTGCTGCATGACCTGGGTCTTGGCGACGGTCTCCTGCGTCTTGGCTCCCTTGAGCTGGGCGTCTGCGCCCTTCTGCTGGGCTTCTGCCTCTGACTTGGCAACCTCGGCGTTCTGGGCCCGCTGCTGCAGCTCCTTGGCAGCCACCGCCTCCGGGCTGGTCTGGTCGCCGGCCATCTGTTTGATGATGTCCTTCTTGTTCGTCAGGCGGCTGGCGTCGATGATCACGCTGTCGGGCAGCATGATGCCGGCCTCGCGCATCGCCATGACCTGCTCGAACTGGCTGTCTTCGAGCGTCTCGCGGCGCGGCACCGAGCTGACGACGACGTCGTACTCGCCCAGCGTCAGGTCGTTCAGGATCTCCTGGTACGGGCTCTCCGGCGGCTCTTCGCCGGTCTCGGCCTCGGGGTTCATCTGGTTGATACCGAACGTCTCCGTCTCACCGGTGGCCTGATCGTGGGTGATCGTCATCAGGCGCTCTTCGGTGTAGAACTCCTGCACCAGGTCAAGAATGTTCCGTGCCAGGATGAAGTCTGTGCGGGTCAGGTTGTCCAGCGGCTTGACCAGATTCGTGCTGCCGGCCTTCTGCTTGGCCTGAATCGCCTTGGCGGCGACGTCGGCCCGGTCCATGCCCTGCATGCTGTCGCTGATGCCCGAAATTGTCTTGATCGACTCCTCAGCCTTGTAGCTGATGCGGTCCAGGCCCTGGGGGACCTGGTTCGGGGCAATCTTCTGGATGTCTTTGTCGGGGTCACCGTTGACCTCGATCACGAGGCCGGTCTGGGCGCCCTTCGCCTCCAGCTCGGCGACGGTCATGTTCGCCAGCGCCCCGGCTTTGACCTTGTAGCCCGAATTCGCCGTGGTGTTCACCACGTGCAGCTCCTGGCTGGTGACTTTGTTCAGCAGCTCCTGCGGGCCGAGCAAGTTCTCAACCAGGCCCAGCGTATGGCCGTAGCGGAAGTGTGGGAAGTACGGCACGATCGTGAAGTGCTTGTACGGGCTCCACTTGTCGTGCAGGATGACGTTGTCGGCCAGGGCGACCCAGCGGATGCGCCGCACCAGCTTGGGCACGATCTGAAAACCGTACTTCTCGACGAAGAACGCAATCCGGTTGCGGTCAAAGTCCTGCGGAACCTCGCGCATGTCGCCCGTGGCCGGGCTGAGGAAGAACTTCTGCCGGTCCAGCTCGCGGAACTGGCGCTCAATGACGCGGATGTTGCGCAGGACGTTCGAGTTGTCGGCGCCATTGTTGTAGGTGGCGGTACGGGCGTCACCGAACCGGTCCCGGTTCATCTGGATGCTGTCGTAGCCGTAGGGGAAGCTGGCGTTGTCCCGGTTGCGCAGCAGCTCGGCGTCTTCGGGGGTGTACAGCACCGCGAGGTCGTCGGCGGTGACCCACTTCGTGGTGAACACCTCGCCCCACTTGTCTGGATCGTACTCGTCAGCGTCGGAGTCGATCAGGACGTTCTTGCGGTTCATGTTCTCAATGGACACCTCGCCCTGCGCGGAGTCGTTCATGCTCAGGCGCACGTCCAAGAACCCACGCGAGCTGATGATGCCATCGGCGAACATGTCCGAGCGCTTCCAGTCCAGCTGGTTGTTGTCGCTGATCTGCTTGAACACCTTCGTCAGGATCTCGGCGTTCTCGGCCGGTGCGCCGCTGCGCGGGCGGAAGCTGATCTCCGAGCGGTTGTTGATCTGCTCACCCAGCACGTTGCTGACGGTGGCCAGGATCTTGTTGATCGTCAGCACCGGGCGGCGGTTCTTCTCCAGCGCGGCGCGGTCATTGGCGGCCCACTGGTCGCCGGCGAAGAAGCGCTCGCACTTGTCGGCCTTCTCCACGTACTTCGTGTGCCCGTTGTCCCTCACCCAGGCGTAGCGTTGCCACTGTTTGTAAGCGAGTTCAGAGTTGACGGGCATGGCGACCTTATTTGTAGAAGCGGAGCCGGGTCAGGGACTGCGCTGTCAGCTCCTCCAGCTCAGCCAGAATGTTCAGCAGCGCCTGGCTCTCGTGGTCTTCCTCCAGCTCAGCGGCGATGCTGGCCAGGTAGTCCTCCAGCAGCGGAATCGGGGTCATTCGGGGCGGCGCGACCGAGGGGAAAGTCTTGATCTGCTCGTACAGCCCCATGTAGACCTCGGCGTACTTGTCGACCAGGTCAATCAGCCCCTCGTAGAACGTCTGGAGGGCGACGTGCTGGGCGTAGGTGCTGGCGCTGAAGTGCAGGAGGTGCGCGGCGGTGCGCACGGCGAAGGACTGGGCGATGAATTCAGGGCAGCTCATGGGGTGGAGAGCGTCACGCGCCCATAAACGAGCTGGAGCCCGAAGATGCGAGCCGACTGCGCCATGATTCAGGCTCCTTGAACACGATTTTTCGGGGCGGCTCGCTGCCGATCGCCATCTGCGTGGCCCAAGCCAGGGAGTCGACACAGTCGTCGTGTACACCAGCGGGGAACCTCAACATCTCGAGCCGACAGGCGTCGTACCACTCCGCTTCAGCAGCAAAGCTCACCCTCCCCTGCTGCAGCCGGCCCTGGAGTGGGCGGGCTCGCGCCAGCTTGTCCGTGATCGGCTTCAGCACCTGGATGGATGGGTATTCGCGTCGTTCTCTCATTCTCTTCTTTAATAGAGATTCGATTGCACGGTAAATCTGCCCGTCTTCAAACCCGAGCTGCTGGCCGGAAGTGTACCATCTCTTACTTAGATTTAAGATTGCCTCAACGATGTACAGGGCGTCGCCAGACTTGAAGCGGACCTGCTCGGCCACGTGCAGCGTGTCGTTCTCGTCCTGCAGCAGCACCGTGCCGACCGTGTAGTCGTTCTGTTTCTTCTCGCTGATGGCGAAATCCCACGCGATAAACACGTTCACCCGCGACAGGTGCGGCAGCGCAGCCCGGCGGAAGTGCTCCTTGAGGAAGTAGGCCCCGTCATCGGGCACCGGGTTCTGCTGGAACAGGGCCGACCAGAACCTGGGGCTGATGGTGCGCTTGATCCGGTTGAGCTTCTGCAGGTCGTAGCGCTCCGGGTGCAGCGCCTCGCCCTTGCCGCGCAGCTTGTGGCCGTTTTCCGGGGGCTCGTACACGATTAGATCCGTGTCGTAGTCCAGATACTCGTCGCTTTCGGCGATCGCGGGGTACTTCACCACCACAAACTGGTCCGCCTCGGGGTCGGCCATGGCGTTCTGCAGCCGCCCGGCCAGATCATCGTCGTGCCACCAAGTCTGCGTCAAAAGTACGCCGCCACCAGGCGCCAGGCGGGTATAGGCGGTCGAACCGTACCAATCCCACAGTTTCTCCCGTATATCCCCCGAATCCGCCTCCTCGGCGTTCTTAATAGGGTCGTCGATGCTCAGAATGTGGGCGCCCTTGCCCGTAATCCCGCCACCGACCCCTGCGGCCACGTAGCCGCCCCGAGAGCCCTGCAGGCCCCACTCCTCAGCGGCCTGGAAATTCGGGTTCAGACGGGTCTCGTACACGCTGTGGTAGGCCGGATCCTCCAGCACCTCCTTCACTTTCCGGCTGAAAGTCATCGCCAGGCCCACGTTGTACGAGCAATTGATGATCTCGTGGTCCGGGTGCCGGCCCAAGTGCCAGGGCGGGAACATCCGGGAGCTGAGCTCTGATTTCCCGGCCCGTGGCGGCATCAGCAGCATCAGCCGGGGGCTCAGGCCCTTGGCCACGTCGTCGCTGAACTTCTCCAGCCGCCGGCAGATGTCCTGGTGGACCCAGCCCGCGCTGTAGCGGGGGTTGATCCGCTGCACAAACGGCAGCAGCCGTCGCCGTGACAGCAGCCGAGAGGCCATCTCGATCTCGATGGCCGTGGGAGCCTTGGGGGCCTTGGTCTTCATTCCATGGGGCGCATGTCAATGAACACCGGCGTGCCCTCCCCCATGTAGGCGGGCAGGATGTTGAACTCAAACCACTCCTCGGCTTCTTCCCGGGGCATGTCGCGGGCCAGCACGTCGATCACCATGGTGCGGTCGTAGGCAGCCACCCGCATTCCGCCCGCCCGCTCACAGACGCCGATCACGGCTGCGTCGAACGCCACCGGATCCAGCAGATGGGCCGGGGCTTCGTCATCGCCGAGGAGTTCGTGCAGGCGGTCGCGGGTGTAGGTCATGGGGTGTGCTCGAGGAGTTGTACGGGAGGGTTGCCCTTGGCGATCATGTCGAGCAGCTCGGCGTCGCTCATGCCGGTCAGGCGCTGGTGGACCACGTTGCCGCTGACGTCGACCTTGATCTTGTGCTCCACGGGGGCGTAGTAGCCGCAGATCTTCCCGACCTCGCGCCAGCCGGCAATCATGGAGGCGGGCTCACTCATGAGCTTGGCCATCTCGATCGCCTCCAGCATCCCGTCCATCACCTTCTTGCGGGTCATCTGCACCGCCTCCTGATAGTGGGCTTCGTGCTGAGCTTTGAGGGCCAGGACGTTGGGCATCCGGGCCAGGCGGTAGCCGACGCCGTCGCCGGCGTACCCGGCACGCAGGGTGGCGTTCGGGATGGTGTCGCCCTCGGCCCACGCCTGGACGAAGCGCTTCATCTTCTCGGTGAGGGGTTTGTTGGGGTCGATCTCGCTGGCGCCGGCGTTTGTGCTGGTGTCTCTACCGCGTGCCCGGGCGACGTCGACGCCTCGGTCGGTGACGTTGACACCGCGCTGGTTTTTGCGCGGCGCGTCTAGCTTGGGCTCTAGGTCATGCCGGCGCTGGGCTCTGACGGACGGGTTCTTCATTCGTGCGGTCATAGTTTTATTCTATCTTAGAGCTTAGATGAATAGGAAACTTAGATTCTAGGTAAAAAATTTCTGAAAAATTTAGAGATTCGGCTCCGTGAGTCTCCCCTCCCCGTTCCCGAATTCACCGCCCCCCGGTTCGGATTCGTGATCGGGCTGGAGGGGAAAAACCAAATACCACGCCGAGCGGAGCTCGTCGTACCGCATGAGCTGTTTGAGCAAGTTCGCTCTGTTTCTCTAGAAAGCGTCACCATGTCCTCATTCGGCACAACCCTTGGCCGCGGCATTGCCCGCGTTGCAGCAACCACCGTCCACGCTGGCGCTGTCACTTGGACAGCCACTGGCAACTTCGGCGAAGACCTCGCCTCTGGCTACACAGCTGGCTACGCCGAGCACTCGGCACGTCTTCAGGCTATCCGCGCTGGCATGCCAGTGCAGAAGCTCAACATCAACGTCGTGCGCCCAGCACGTCGCACTGCCAAGGCGTAAGCCTTGCCACCTCGGGGCTAAGGCTCCGAGGCCTCTTCGCACCCTGCACCCCAACTCCCCCTCACTCTTAAGGACTCATCATGAGATATCTCGCCCCGTTGTTGCTGCTTGCGTTCGGTGTTGGCTCATTGGTCACGATCTTGTGGTGATCAGAGCATGAACAACGTCATCACACCCCAGGCTACCGAAGCCCAAGTCATCGCGCTCAACGAGCGCATCGCCTCCCTCGAAGCTCAGCTCGCCCTCGCACGCACGTGCTACCGCGCACTGCGCGACAGCATCACCGCACCCGTGGTGTTCACGGCGGTGGCCACCACCGCACCTACGGTCACCCGCTACCGCGACGCACTCGGTCGCGAATGGATCAAGACACGCATCGGCACGCGTGCCACCTCTCGGCTCGCTGAGCCTGAGCTCGTCGCTGCGTAATCCACCACCGCGTAACAACGTGGTCTTTCAACCGCAGGGGTGCTCAGCACCTCTGCTATCTATTTAGGAGCAATCATCATGACTCACAAGTTCTCTGTCAACGGGGTGGAGGTCACAGTACCGGATTGCGTGGCCACCGCCGTGTGCGCTATGGCTCTCGTGGTCGCTGGGAACTGCCGCGCCTCGCTAAGGGTCGAGGCAATCAAGCTGGTACGCACCGCTGGCCTCGGCCTGTACGAGGCCAAGCACATCGTCGACTACATGTGGGACAACTTCAGCCTCAGCGAGGAGGGCGTGGTCTGCGCCGTCACCAAGTTGGTGAGCTACCACGGCCGCACGGATTACTAACCATGATCGAAGTCGTACTTGCCTTCGGGCTCATCAACATCGTTTTTGAGTTCGTCTTGCTGAGCATGTTGAAGCCGCGCACGCGGCTGCGACTGCTCGGAAATCATAATAGTCAAATACTATTGCACATCGGTTTCCTATTGATAAACCTTATCGTCCACTGGGGGACCTTGATAGGGACGATGTCCTCAATCCTCGCATTTGTCTGCTCAATTGTGACGGTTCGCGGCGCTCAGTTGCTGTACGGCAGCATCGCTGAGAACCGCTACTACACGCTCGGAATCATCAAGTATTCAAAGGCTGAACTCGCATGAAGCACTACCGCATCTTCACCTGGGCCAAACGTCTTGGCCTGTCCAACACACGCGCTTGGCGCTTGGCCAACTATCTCTCGGAGTAGCAGCCTGAAACACAACGCCGGCTGAAGCCGGCGTACTGCGTGATCCGCTTGAGGAATTTCCCTCTGGAGGATTTATGGCTCAAACCTACGCATCCGGCACCTACACACGCATTGAATTCTTCGATGCGTGCTTTCACCACCATGACAACCGCCCACCTCTATGGTGCGTGCGCAAAGTTGGCATGGGTCAATCACGCGACTGGCCTCAGCCGCAGGTCATCGCACCAACCGACTGGGACGACTTCCTGTTCTAACCACACCACACCATGCCAAACACCATCCAACTCCCCTACCTCGGCAAGCACGTCGAACCTCAGCCCAAAGCTGAGCGCGTCCGCACCATCGAGATCTCAATGGCTGACCTGCGCGACAACGAGCTGCGCAATCTCTCGACCCTTGACGACCCCGCGGACATCTTCATCCGCAAAGTGGAACACCTCGCCGAACTCCTCGGCTGCTCAGAACAAAAAGCTGAGCGGCTCCTGCTCGCTCGTCTCGCTGCCTAAAACCCGTGCAAGTCTGCTGCACGTTAATCCGCAGGCGCAAACTCAACCACAACTGAAAGCACGCCATGAACAAATCTCCTGCCAAAACCCACCACTACTTCGACCTCTTCCAATTCATTGACGCCATCCCGTCCGTCGAAGTCGCTGCCCAAGTCGCCACATCCACCGCCTGGCGCATCGACGTCACCATCATCAGCGCTGCACGGCAGATCTACAAAGCCGTGAAAGAAGAACTCTACAACCAGGGCGTCGACGAACGCGCTGAATTGACCAACGCACTCAACATGCAGGCTTTCGCCGAAGAGTCGTTCAGCGAGATCGGCTCATCACTGACTGGCCCGATCGCCACCATCAAGCACCTCACCTACCAGCGCGAAGCCTGGCAAGAACTGGCCAAACGCCTGACAGCACTGACCTGCAACTGGCAAGGCGTTCCAAACTTCTACGCTGAGAAGTCTCTCGAAGACCAAATCTTCAACCCCGGCAACATGAAAGTGTCCGGCGACACCAAGCGCAAACTCAAAATGGGAAGTCAACGAAAAGCAGAAGCCGCAGGTTCACCCGAACTGGCAGCTGCCCTCTACGAGCGACAACTCGCACGCTCCGCAGGCAAAGCCGAGGACATCACAGCGCTAATGAAAACCCAAGCACAAGGCATCGCCTTCATGCTCGACGCAGCCGCCCGTCACGGCAACGTGCTCAACAAAGAAAGCTGCACACCGCAAGGTGAGCTGTCGCCACTGTTCTCTGGTCTGCCTGTCGACGTTCAGCGCATCCTCATCGACAACGCCATCAAGGCAGCGCAACGCGCAGAAGAGTGGGCAGCAGAAGATCGCTCCATCACTGAAAGTGGCTACGACACCATCTGCATCTGCAGCCTCAAAGCTGTCGCCGAACTTCAGTCAGTCCTGAAAGCTCCCAAGTTCCGCGAACCACAGCAGCAAGCTGAAGCTGTCGAGAACACCCTCGGCTAAACCCCAGAAACCCAGGCCGCAAGGTCTGGGTCTCACGCCGGGCTTGTTTGATGGGCAACTGCCTATTTTTTAGGCAATTACGGAATTTCACTTAAAAGCCCAAACCCCTTACTGTAAAAGACTATCTCTCTCAATACTACACTTCCCTTTTTTAAATCTTAATTTAGTAAGTGTAAGTGTAATATATAGAGGGGTTTACCAATGAAAAGGGGTCTAACGCTATTACACCTGTGAGCGCCCCGTTTTGGGGGTCTATGATGACTTTTCGACCAAAACGATCTGAAGAGGTAAAAACGTGAAACTGACCTTCCTAAATGCCCCGGTGCCGTTAACTAAGTCTTACACCAAACTGACAGATGGCACGATCGAAAAAAGTTCGTACCCCAATGTTTGGGAGGTGACATCGATCATCGAAGACTGCCGTGACCTCAAGCACTTCGAGACCCTGATCAACAAACACGCAGCCCTCGGCAACTGCCTGCTCAAAGGCATGGTGCTGCGTGATCTGTTCTGTGAATCCCGCAAAGACTCCACCGACCGCAACGGCACCACGGAATGGCTGTGCCTGGACATTGACGGGATCGAGCCTCAGTTCAGCACCACAGTGCAGCGCTTTGACAAGACATCGCGAGCCTTCGTCGATGTGCCCGTCGTGCTCCCAGTCACTGTTGACTATCTCCTGCAAGAGATGGGCCTCGGCGAGGTGTCCTACATCTTGCAGTGGTCAGGCTCTATGAACATCACTGGCCCTGCCCTGCGCTGCCACGTGTTCATCATGCTAAGCAAACCTGTCTCCGCACCACTTGTCAAACAGTGGCTGATTCAGAAGAACCATGAGGTTGACATTTTTCAGCAGCACCAACAACTCACCAAGACCGGCAACTCCCTCACCTGGGGGCTTGACATCACCGCCTGCCAGTCCGACAAGCTGATCTACATCGCCCCGCCAGTCCTCAAGGGCATCAAAAACCCACTGGGTCGTCTACCCCGTGTCAGCCTGGTCACTCGCCCCCAAGCCACCTTCGACCTGGTGGATCAGATCAACACCACCGAACAGAACCGCGTGCTCACCGACACCCGTGTGCTCGAGCTGCGCGACATTGCAGGCCTACCCAAGCGCAAGCTGACCTACAAGACCGTGGGTGCTCACCAGGTGCTGGCCAAGCCCGACGAGTGCATCGCCACTGAGATCAAACAAGACCGGGGCTTCGTCTACTTCAACCTCAACGGTGGTGACTCCTGGGCCTACTACCACCCAGAAAACAACCCTGACTACATCTTCAACTTCAAAGGTGAGCCGGTGTATCTCACCAAGGAGCTGCTGCCCACGTACTGGGAGTCGTTGAAGTCACAAGCCTACCGCACCAGCTCAACAGGGCTGACCTACCTGGCCTTCCTGGACCGTCAAACCAGCGTCTACTGGCGCGGCACCTACGACGCAGCCACTGACGACCTGAACATCAACCAGGCCAAGACCGAGACCATGGTCCGCCAGTTCGCAGACTCCAACGGCCTGCGGCTGGGCGACAACATCCCTGAGTGGGACATGACCTTCAACCCCCATGACAACGTGCGGGTCGACTTCGCCAACAACACGGTCAACACCTTTGAGCTAACTGAGTACATGCGCACGCCAGTGAGACGTGTCTCCAAGTGCCCTCCCGTCACCTTCAAGATCATCAGCCACGTCCTTGGAGACGATGTTGACGCCGTCGAGCACTTCATGAACTGGATCAGCTTCATCGCTCAGGAGCGCGACCGCACCATGACCGCGTGGATCTGGCAGGGCACCCAGGGCACCGGCAAGGGCCTGCTGATGAACAAGATCCTGGCCCCTCTGTTCGGCACCCGACAGACCGCCATCAAACGCGCCAGTGAATTGTCAGAAAAGTGGACCGACTTCGTTGCCAACAAGTTCCTCGTCTTTATCGACGAGGTTCAGACATCTGCGTTCCGCGACGAGGCCAACGTGATCAGCAACCTGAAGAACCTGATCACAGAACCGACCGCCCAGATCCGCATGATGAACCGCAACACCTACGACGTGCCGAACCACTCGAACTGGATCTTCGCCTCCAACAAACCCGACCCTGTCTCGGTAGACAAGGAAGACCGGCGCTTCAACGTCGGTCCCTACCAGGCCAAGAAGCTGCAGATCACTCAGAAGGAGCTGGACCAGATCGACAAGGAGCTGCAGGAGTTCCACCACTACCTGATGAGCTACGCCGTCGACAAGATCCAGGCCAGCACGGTGCTGCAGAGCTCAGCCCGCACTACCCTGATTGAGCTGTCCCAGACCACCTCAGAATCCACTGCCAGCGCCCTGAACGAAGGCAACATGCAGTTCTTCCTCGACCAGCTGCCCACCAGTGACCTGTACAAAACCGACCATCTCAGTCTCAACCGCGTCGAGACCTACCGGCGAACTTTGTTCGACATCATCCAGCGCACGCGCAGCGACGGCAACTGCAACATCCGTCGTGATGAGCTGTTCGTGATCTTCGACTACACCGTTGGCGGCATGAACCCAAGTCCAACGACGTTCACCCGCTTCCTAGGACATCGCCAGATCACCGTGAAGCCGGTGAGCATCCAGGGCAAGACTGACAGAGGCACGACGACGACCTGGCAGGACGTGGCCAGCTTCCCGGCCTACCTGAAGGCAACCTTCGCCGAAATTAAAATAAAAACAGCTTGACCTTTTTTTATCTTCATATCTAAAATCTAATCCATGTCGAACTTAGATAACCCAGTCGCCACCACCTCCATCCGCTTCCACGGAGCGGATGTGCGCAACCTGGTGAGGTCAAGCCCCGCGATGACACAGGCCATCCGGGACATGTCGCTCGGCATGCTGGACGCAACAATCAACGTCTACACACAGCCCCGCATAGCAGACACTGAGCCAATGGAGTGGTCGATGACCATCTCCTCGCCCGTCGGGCGCCGCAGCCTCGCGCTGATCCAACGCAAGCCCAACAGCGCAGTGCTGATCACCGGCGAATAAGCCCCCGCTCCCCTCCCTAGCTACGCAGCGCCCGAAGACCGGGTGAAGCGCAGCTCGCCCTGAAATCTAAGAAAGGCCTTCGATGAACGTCACTTATCTAACACGCGCTCGCCGGCACTTCAACTGCGCCGACCAGAAAACCAACCGCCACAACCAGCGGGCCTGGATCCGCTCGATCCGGTTTCTGGGCGCGAACTGGCTGCTGGCTCAACCCGTCACACGGACAACCACCCAATGAAGATTGAAGTCGAAGTCTCTGAAGCAGAGCTGAAGGATGCTCTGGCCCACCACGTGCGCACAGCTGTCGCTGACCGCATCCACGCCTGGGGCCAGCAGAACCTACTTAAAGAAGCCGTGGCCGCGAAGTACCGCGAACTCGTCTCTGAGCTGGTCGAAGAAGAGCTGCGGAAAGCTCCACAGATCCGCGAGCAGATCCAGCAGGCCCTGATCAACAAGATCCGCGGGCAGCTCACCACGGCGATGAACAAGAAGACACCATGACCACACCACGATCTCGCTTGCTGCTTTTTGTTTTCTGCTGGGGTACTTGACATGAAAACACCCCTGCCTACATGTTACGGACTGGTTGGCTACACCGAAGCTCAAATGCTTGAGTACGGCAAAGCAGAGTTTGAACGGGCGCTGCTACTGGCAATGAACGCAACTAAAGCATTTGGTAAGACTGGCGATGTGATTGCGGTAGTGATCGGACACATAAAGAGGGATGAAACATGACCAAAGACGACATCATCAAGCTGGCAAAGAAGGTCGGACTGTGTACAGACAAAGAACTGCAACCAGAACTTATTGTATTTTCTTACCTTGTTGCCGAGCATGAGCGTGAGGAATGCGCAAAGTTGTGTGAGCAATGGAATGCAAGCCACCCTGACGTACTTGCCACCGCCATCAAAGCAAGAGGAAATACATGACTAAAGACGACATCATCCGTATGGCGCGGGAGGCTGGGTTTGCCGATGGCGTGGCAGAAATTGTCGGGCTTGAAGGCTTTGCTAACTTCTTTGCAGATAACAAAAAAGCCCTTGAAGCCGCACTGGAGCAGCAGCAAGCCGCGCAAACGGTACTCGACCTCGTTACCGACCATGGCGTGCATGGGATGGACCGCGCCCTTACAGCGCTCCGCACTGCGCTGGAGCAGGCACCTAACCGCCAAGCATTACAAGCCGCAGGCACCCACTCCGCGCCTTGCGCCCGGCACTGCGAAGCCAAGGCGTACGAGATCGAGATTCGTTTGCTGAATTCAGCACTGCGCGAAGCCCAGGAACAGCGCAAGCTGCTGACGGACGATCAACTTGATGAAATTGCTGTGATTGCAAGAGGGGGCAATTTGCATGACCTTCGTATTGCCATCGAAGCCGCCCACAACATTAAGTAAAACCCCATGACCAAACTCACCGCCCCCGAGCGCAACACTCTGCCCTCCCACGTGATCGCCAGACCCAAAGACGCCGTGTCGCAGTCAATCCGCAAGAGCATCGGTGCAGCCGTCTACGAGCCCCGTGCCAGGGACCCCAACGAAGCCACCCCGCCAGAACAGAACATCTGGGAACGGCCCGTCTACGTGCCTGGAGATGGGGACCACACCGCCCAGGTGCCCCGTGCTGGCTCCCAGAACGCCCGTAACCTGCGCAGCCTGGGGTTTGGGACATGAGCCGCAGCAGCGTACGCCGGCTCAAAGCCCGCGCCTACACCCTGCGCAACACCCAGACGTGGGACACGTCCATGAACAAGATGCACTTCATCCGGCACATCAAGCCGTGCAGCAGCTACGTGCCCTGGTGCTCCGACTGCAACGGCAACTTGTTCCGCGCCCTGCTAGGGCGGTTCCCGTACTCAGTTGCTGAGTTTGACGATTTCCAAGACGTCCAGCAAGCCAACGCAACCCCGTACTACCAGGAGACAGCATGAACTCAACTACCGAGCCCATCACAGAAGTCACTCCCGCAGTCATTCAGAAAACGCCGAATGCCCACGTCCACGAGCAGGTCTGGGAGGCCATCAAAGCCTGCCCAACTCCTCGCGCCTCGGCGCAGATTGCCTCCTACACAAAGCTGTCGCAGTCGCTCGTTTCGAACTCAATCACCTACCTGCGCTCGCGGTACCTGCTTGACGTCACAAAACGAAACCGGTTTAGCGCAGATTACAGAAGCGGCCAACGACTGGTCTCCCACTTCTATGTCCCGGACATATACAAAGCCGTCCCATGGGACCAGCTTCCGCACACGCCCTCGAACGCGAACCCCAATCGAACTTCTCTGAACCTCGCTGCAGTACCAAAGCCACAAGAACTGCAGGTGCTGGTGCAAGTACCGACGCCAACGCGAGCGCCAAGCATCTGGAACGACTGGATCGAGCAGCAGTCGCTGCGGGACCTGCGCGAGCTGCACGCCATCTTGAACCGGTTGTTCCCATGAGCAACAACCTCACTGACCAAGACTACGTTCTGACTGAAGGCGCTGCCTGGTTGAATGTAGGCCTGTTCGCCATACGGATCCACACCACTGACGAAGGCGTCACCGTTGATATCTTTGATGCTGCGCTGGCCAAATCCGACGGCAATTGTGATGCAGGGCTCCTCAACACCACCTACGTTTACAACAGTGACATAGCAGAGATTGCGCCGACCAACACATGCTCCCACTGCGGCCGCACGTTAGATGACGACCAGACGCAGGGCGTGTGCAGCTCAGACGACTGCCCGCGGCTCGAGCTGCTCAGCACCGCCGAAGAAGACATTCTGAGCAGCCTGCGCGATCGGGGATGCGCAGTGTGCGTGTTCCAGCCGCACGAGATCGGCGACGCCGACCTCGAAAAAATAGAAGAGCGCATGTGCGTCGCGGGATGGGACGAGATCAGCACCAACGGAAACGTGGGGTTAACTGGATGAAAAACACAAGGACGCAGCATGAACTTCGACCATTACACCGTCATTGTGGGCCGGCCTGACTACGTGTCAGACAACCCTGTAGACGACACCTACATGACGAGCGTCTACGCGCAGACTGCCAAGGCAGCAGGGCTTGAAGCCATCAGGGAGTGCGCGGAAACCGATTCGGCAGCACAAGAAGACGTGAACGACGTAGGCGACTACACCATCGTTGCCGTGATCGCTGGGAAGCACCAGGACATACAAGGAAGAACTGACTTATGAAAACAGCAGAACTGATAGGCGATGCCCTTGATCGGGCAGTGGCGAAGTGTATGGGTGTCACGGCAATGGAGTGGAGCGATAACCACGGCGGGTATGAGACATACAGCCCGTCCACTGACTGGGCCTTTGGAGGACCAATCATTGAGCAGATGGGGATCAGTGTATGGGAAGCATGCAATGAGGCAGACCCACAAGAGTGGATGGCAATTACCAGTAGAAGCACGTGGGGCGAAGACGGCGAACGCGATGCATCATACGGCCCCACCCCGCTCGTCGCAGCGATGAGGTGCTACGTTGCCTCTCGGCTCGGCGACGAAATCGAGGTCCCCAGTGAACTTCACCCGGCTTGAGTTCGCCGAGCGCCTGGTGTTTCTGCTGGCGCTGATCGCGGTCGCCCTAGACCTCCTGTACTGGAGGCCCTGATGCGCACGCGCCACATCCCCGACGCCAGCTTTGTGGCTGCTCAGTCCGACCGCATGCACGAGCTGCTGCGCCAGCGTGCTGCCATCTCGCGTGATGACCTGGAGTACCTGGTCGAGCACGTGGACAAACTGCGCGACGAACGGGTGAAGTCAGCCGTCGCCGGGCTGATCGGCTGGGGTGACGAAGAACGCGCTGAGATTGAAACCTTCGTGGCTGTAGCCATCGAGGTCATGAAACGCACCAACGTGAGCAAGCTGCGCGAAGCTGCCCGCGTCGTGTACCTGCGGGTACTGATTAAGGAATTACCAAATGCCCTGTGACAACAACTGCACGCAAGCCTGTGTGTGCGATACCAACGTGGACGACCTGTACCCGCTCTACAGCTGGGTCGACTATTCCATCGTGGTGGTGATGATCGTCAGCTCGACAGCTGCGTTGGGATTCTTCGTTGGGTATGTAACGTGAGCCGCCCTGAGCCATTTGTCTTCGAAGGACAAACCTACTACCCAGAAAAGGGGAGCCCTAGGCATATCGTCATTGGCGTCTGCTCTGACTGCGCCTTCGACGAGCACTTCGACTGCGACAGCATCCCCTGCGGCCCACACCACTACATCACAGCCATCGTTCACGTGACAAAACGACTCACTCAAACCACAACAAAAGGAGCGCTCGAATGCTAATGATCAGTCTGACCTGGGATGAAAGATCGGGAGACGGCGAAGGAAAAGTCCGCATACAGAAAAACTTCCTCAAGGAGCACCGCATAACCCAACTAGACGGCTTGAAGGACTGGATTGGCGAGCTGACCAATATCTACGAAGACATGCTTACTAACGAGACCCTTTTCTCACCCCTAAACCACAAAAACCCAACACCATGAAACCATCCAGCATCCGCACAGTCATACCCAAACTCATCGCCAAGCAGCGCCCTGTCTTCATCTGGGGCCCACCCGGCGTCGGCAAGTCTGACGGCGTGGCCCAGATTGCCAAGGACATGAAGCTCGAGCTGCGCGACGTTCGCCTGTCCCTGCTCGACCCGATCGACCTGAAGGGCTTTCCCGTTGTCGACGCCGTCAAGAAACAGATGAAGTGGCTTCCTGCCGACTTCCTACCCACCAAGGGCAAGGGCCTGCTGTTCCTGGACGAGATGAACAGCGCCCCGATGGCGGTCCAGGGCGCAGCCTACCAGCTGGTGCTCAACCGCAAGATTGGTGACTACAAGCTGCCCGACGGCTGGGCTGTGCTGGCTGCAGGCAACCGCTCCGGCGACCGTGCCATCGTTCATGCCATGCCGTCCGCGCTGGCCAACCGCTTCGTTCACCTGGACTACGACGTCAACGTAGACGACTGGAACATGTGGGCAATGGAGAACGGCATACACGACCACATCCGTGGCTTCATCCAGTTCCGCCCGGCGCTGCTGCACAGTTTCGACCCCGCCACCAACCCACGTGCCTTCCCAACAGGGCGCAGCTGGATGTTTGCCAACGACATCTACCAAGACGAACACCCCGCAGCCGAGGAGTTCGAACTACTCAAGGGCACCGTCGGCGAAGGCGCTGCAGCTGAGTTCAGCGGCTACGTCAAGCAGCTGCGCGATCTGCCCAGCGTCCCTCAGGTGCTGATGGACCCAGACGGCACCAAGCTGCCCTCATCCCCCGCTGCCAAAGCCGCCATGGCTGCAGCCCTGGACCCAGCCACCACGGTCGGCAACATCGCCCGCGTCATGAAGTACATCGAGCGCATGCCGGTCGAGTTCGGTGCTGTGTTCATCCGCTCCATCATCCGGCGTGACAGCAAGCTGACCAGCACCAAGTCCTACATGGACTGGACCATCAAGAACCAGGCCGTGTTGACCTAACCACAAGGAGTCCTTTATGTTGCAAGAACGCGCCATGCTCGCCCAGCTGTCCATCTCTCAGTGGACGGCCCGCAAACACGACAAGTCCGTGTCGGCCGAAGTGGAGAAAGCCCACGCAGCTCACAACGCCGGCCGGTTCAACAAGGACCTGGTCGACAAGGCGCTGCTGGAGCCCATCACCAAGCTGGCCGGCCAGGTGCGTGAGTTCCACTACGACAAAACCCTGGCCTGGAACGACTCAGGCGCCCGGCTGCTGCCCAGCATCCTGTTCGCGGACTACTCCACCAAGATCCGGCACTTCCGGCGAGAATTCGACCGCCTGGTCGACGACATGGTCACTCAGTACCCCGTCGAGGTTCAGGCAGCCCGCAACCGGCTGGGCACCATGTACAACCCGGGCGACTACCCAGACCCCCAGGAAATCAAAGACCGGTTCCAGATCAAGATCGAGTTCGAGCCTGTCCCCAACGCCAACGACTTCCGCGTCGACGTGGGCCAGGAAGCCGCTGACGAGATCCGCAGCTCCATCACGCAGGGTGTGCTCGACCGCCAGGCCGACGCCGTCAAAAGCACCTACAAACGCATCCATGACGTGGTGTCTAAGGTCTATGAAAGACTGTCCGTAGAAGATGCGATCTTCAAGGACACCCTGATCAAGAACGTCCGGGATCTGTGTGTCGTGCTGCCGGCGTTCAACCTCAACAACGACCCGGCCATCACCGCGCTTCACACCGCCCTGCTCGACCTGACCGATGTCAGCATCCAGCAGCTGCGCGTGGATACAAGGCTGCGCCAACGCACCGCCAACAAAGCACAGGCCATCCTGAACACGCTGTGATTGACGAAGTCGCTGAAACCTACCTCGTCATGGAGGCTCTCGATGACCTGGCTCGTCGCGACTTCATCTGGGACAAGAACCGGCTCGTTTACCAGCGGCTCACTCCCACCGCCCGAGTCTGGTGGTGGCGCATGGCCAAAGTCAACGCCACAGCTGGCATCCCCTCCATGCAGCAGCTGCTCACCAAAGTAATCACTCTGAGACTTACTAAAAATGACGTGGTCAATATCAACTCGTAGCATGGTCTGCATCAGCTCGTACGAGCAGGCGCTGGCGCACTGGAAGAAGACCAAGTCGTGGGCCAACAACGACCGCCCGTTGTCCGGCCGGCGTGAAAAAAATAAAGCGCTGCGCAAACTAACCGACGGCAGCTTCGAGTGCCGCTTGTACGAAACGCCACTGGTGACCTATCACCCGGCGGGCCAGGTCACTCTTCTCACCGACGACAGACTTTCTAGTCGGATGTTCATGGAACGTGTTGCGCCGCTCCACTGCTCCCCTGTGTCTGCTCAAGGAAGGACGTTCTGGGAGATCAGGACTCGTGACGGCGCGCAGTTTCGCCTAAACCGAACTGAAATAATACCCAACGACGACAAGACCTGGCGGGTCCTGTACAGCACGGGCCAAGCCACAGAACAGTTCAGAGACAAGTCGCTGTGCGCCAAGATCCGGCGCAACCTAAAGATGTACGCCAACTGGTACGGCGTGACCAGCCGCCTGATGAACTTGCCCGGTGGAGGCCACGTTGCACACCTGTCCAATACACGTCTGACACAGCTTACTGAGCGCCCGCTCGAACCTGAATCCTTCATGGAATTTGCCGGCGAAGCGGGAGACCCCTGCCGCTACTCGTTCTACGACCACATCTTTCGGGCCACCGGCGCCCTTCGAACTATCCCCGTCCCTTTTGACCGCCTACCCAGGAACGCCCCATGAACAAAGAAATTGCTGACAAAATCACTCACGCCCGCACCTCGCTGATCATCGACCAGCCGTTCCTCGGCATGCTCGCCTTGCGTCTCACGATGGTGGAGGACACCGGCATCAAAACCCTGGCGGTCGACGGCAAGCACATCTACTACAACCCCACATTCGTCGGCACGCTGTCCCTGGAGCTGCTGATCTCAGCCCTGGCCCACGAGGTGTTCCACTGCGTGTACGACCACATCGGACGCCGGGGCGGCCGTAACCCACGCAAGTACAACCAGGCGGGCGACTATGTCATCAACGCCACCCTCAAAGACGCCGGCATGCCCATCAGCCCAAACTGGCTCTTTAACGCCGGGTATGCCGGTATGTCGAGTGACGAGATCTACAACCTGCTGCCCGACGATGACGGCCACGGCAACGACCCCCTGGATGAAGTCCGGGACGGTGACCCGAACGACACGGAGGAAATGGCCGTCGACTGGAAGATCGCCACGATCGAGGCAGCCAACGCAGCTGAGAAGTTCGGCAAGCTGCCCGCCAGCATGAAGCGCTTTGTCGAGCAGCTGACCAGAGCCAAAGTCGACTGGCGTGACGTCCTGCGCCGGTTCATCACCCAGCGCTCGGCAGATGACTACACCTGGCTGCGCCCAAACCGGCGCTTCATCCAGCAGGGCCTGTTCCTGCCCACGCTCTACTCAGAGTCCATGGGCGAGGTGATCGTCTGCATCGACACCTCAGGCTCCATCGACCAGGCCACGCTCGACGCGTTCGGGTCTGAGATCAAAGCCGTGGTGCAGTCGACCCGCCCTACTCTCACCCACGTCATCTACTGTGACGCTGCTGTCAACCACGTCGATGCGTTCGGGCCCAACGACGACCTGAACTTCGCCATGCACGGCGGCGGCGGCACTGACTTCCGCCCACCCTTCGAGTACGCAGCCCAAGAACAGATCCAGGCCAGCTGCCTGATCTACCTGACCGACGGCTACGGCCCGTTCCCCCAGACAGCTGACTTCCCCGTCCTGTGGGTCATGACCACAGACGTCGTCGCCCCGTTTGGCGACACCATCCAGATCGAGATCTAACCATGTCAGAAAAAAGAGAACTCATCGTTCAGCAGCTCCGTGACCTCGGCATCACCCGCTGCGTGATCAGCTACAGCGGAGGTGGCGACAGCGGACAGATCGAGGACGTCACGTGTTGGACTAACGTCCCCGGCGGAGAAGAAATAGTCGACGCCGAAAAACTACAAAAAGCTGCCCAGACGGAAGAACAGTTCATCGTGACCCAGGTGACAGACCGTCTCCTCGGCGAAAAAACCAGCCCGCTGAACCAGCGCATCGAAAACCTGGCCTACGAGCTGCTGGAGGAAGCTGGCGTTGACGACTGGGTCAACAACGACGGCGGCGCGGGGACCATCACAGTCTTTGTGGAAGACGGAAGCAGCAAGGAGGATGGCGACTTCGAAGCCGGCCAGATCCTGATCAGCCAGGACACTTACGAAACCACATCTCACAACAACACGTACACCCTATGACCTCCCCCATCTTCCACTCCATGACCAGCGTCAAGCGCTGGGGCGGCGCTGCTGAGGACTACACACCCATCCACGACTGGCTGGATGCAACCAAAGAGAGCTTCGCTGACTTCCGCCACCGTGCCCTGCGCCACCACAGCCAGGGCTGCTTCGAGGCTGAGCGGGTATTCGGCCACAGCATCACCAACAGCGCCGGCCGTGTGGTGCCGGTGCGCTACATCGCTGAGATGCACATCCAAGAAGACTGCGGCGGCCGGATCCCGACCGTCTCCGACTGGTTCCGAAACATCAAGCCCGAAGTCTGGATGAGCCGCGGCTACAGCACGCCAGAAGAAGAATGGACGACATAGGCTTCCAGTCTGGCGAGTTCAACCCGCTGATCGAGTACGTCAAGATTGGCAACAAGGGTGTGGGCGAGATCAGCCTGGAGGGCGACCAGTGGCGCTTCCACCACTGGGGCGGCGTAACGGGCAGACTCAGTGCCGCAGAGATGGCTGCTGTGATGGCCGCTGTCAGCGACCGCATCACCATACTCACCGTCACCCACCGGCTGCTCAAAGAAAGGTAATGCCATGACTGAATCTGAAGTCGAGGAAAAGACTGAATTCCTGTACGACGAGCTAAGCCCAAAAGCTCAGGAGGCTGCTCTACGGTCTGAAACCGAGAGCGAATATTTTATGGACTTCGACTGGTGGGACTACGTGTACGAAGACGCTGTACGTATGGCAGAAATGCTGGGTATCTCCATCCACAAGAAAGACAAACACGGCTGGAGCATCTGGTTCTCAGGGTTTTGTAGCCAGGGCGACGGCGCCAGCTTTGAAGGTGCATACCGGTTTGAACCCGACGCCATCCAAAAAATCCAGCAAGAAACCAATGACCCTGAACTTTTGCGCATCGCCACAAAACTGACCACCATGCAGCTGACCCAGCGGCTGCTGGGGTTTGAGCCGTTTTACGGTGCCATCTTGGGCCCTAACCACGGCTACAACGTCCGCACAGATATCCACGACTGGGGCATCGACGAAATCGGCGAACCAGACGAAAAGGATTTTCAAGAACTGATGCAAGACTTTGCCGACTGGATCTACGAACAGCTCGAGACAGAAAACGACGGCCTACGCTCAGACGAGACCGTCGCCGAAAACCTCCGTGCCCGAGAAATAAAGTTTGACGAGTTTGGCAGTCCGACTTAACATCTAAGATCTAACTTAGAAATGAAAGCAGTCTATGGCTAAATCCTGGTCTTTCTCGAAGCTCGGTGACTTCGAGAAGTGCAAAAAATACTTCTGGCTTAAGCACGAGCAGAAGATCCCAGAGCCAGAACGTCCGCTGCCACCCGGCAAAACTGAGCACGCCAACGATCGTGGCAGCCGGGTTCACGACAACTGCGAGGGCTACGTCCGAGGCGACCACGACGCCCTGGCCCCAGAGGCTGAGAAGCACTTCGGTGCCAAGCTCGACCTGATGCGCACCCTGCACGCAGAGGGCATGGTCTCCCTCGAAGGTGAGTGGGGTTTCGACAACGAGTGGGTCATCGCCCCCTACGCCAACGCGTGGCTGCGCATGAAGCTCGACGCCATGGTCGAAGTGTCAAAAGACCAGGCCGTCGTGATCGACTACAAAACCGGCCGCAAATTCGGCAACGAGGTCAAGCACGCCCAGCAGCTCCAGCTCTACGCGCTGGCCACCTTTCTGCGACGCCCAAAGCTCGAAGTGGTCCAAGCTGACCTCTGGTACCTGGACGTCAACGAAGTCACCTCCCAGGTGTTCACCCGCGACCAGAGCCTGCGCTTCATCCGCAGCTTCGAGAAGCGCGGCAAAGACATCATCGCCTGCTCGACCTGGCCGGCCAACCCAAACAAGTGGAGCTGCCAGTGGTGCATGTACGGCCCTGAGCACTCCGGTCACTGTGAAGTAGGAGTTAGAAAAGCATGATCAAACCCTTCGCGCACCAAAAAGTCTCCGTCAAACACAACGACGGCTCGCCGATCGTCTTCGACTGCAGCGACCCCGGCACAGGCAAAACCTTCGTGCGGATCGCCGGGTTCGCCAAACGCCGCGCCAAGGGGAGTGGTGCCATGCTGGTGCTGGCGCCGCGCTCCCTGCTGCGCTCGGTCTGGGTCAACGACATCCGCAAGTTCGCCCCGCAGCTGACCACCTCTGTGGCCGACGCCGCCAACCGTGCCGAGGCCTTTGCCCAGGACGCCGACGTCTACATCACCAACGTCGACGCGGTCAAGTGGCTGGCTACGCAGAAACCGGCGTTCTTCAAGAAGTTCAGCGAGCTGGTCGTCGACGAGTCAACCGCCTACAAACACCACACCAGCCTGCGCAGCAAAGCCGCTGCCAAGATCTCCCAATACTTCAAGTACCGCTGCTGCATGACCGGCACGCCCAACTCCAACACCATCACCGACATCTGGCACCAGGTTCAGATCCTGGACGCTGGCAAGCGGCTGGGCTTCAGCTTCTACAAGTTCCGCGACGCGGTCTGCACACCACACCAGGTCGGCCGCAGCGCTCAAGCCATCCGCTGGCAAGACAAAGACGGCTCAGAAGAGGCCGTTTTCGGGCTGCTGTCTGACATCGTCATCCGGCACAAGTTCGAAGATTGCGTCGACATCCCAGCCAACCACCAGTACCCGATCGAGTACGAGCTGACGCCGCGCCAGATGAAGGCCTACCTTGAGCTGCAGGACACCCAGATGCTGATGCTGAGCTCCCGCGTCAAAGGAGCGCCAGGCACGCCCAACATCCTGGCCATCAACGCCGCTGCCGTGGCTACCAAGCTGCTGCAGGTTGCCTCCGGTGCTGTCTACGACGGCATGGGTGGCTACCAGGTGATCGACACCGCCCGCTACGAGATGATCCTGGACCTGGTGGAGCAGCGCAAGCACAGCCTGGTGTTCTTTCTCTGGAAGCACCAGCGAGACGCCCTGCTCAAAGAAGCAGAAAAGCGCGGCATCTCGTTTGCCGTGATCGACGGCAACACCTCTGACCGCGACCGCGACGAAATCATCCAGGGCTACCAGGCAGGCGTCTACCAGACGATCTTCGCCCACCCCAAGTCTGCTGCCCACGGGCTGACGCTGACCAAGGGCACGGCCACGATCTGGGCCTCACCCACCTATGACCTGGAGATCTTCAAACAGGGCAGCAAGCGCCAGCACCGGCTGGGACAGACCCAGAAGACAGAAACGATCGTGCTGCTGGCAAAGGACACGATCGAACAGCGGGTCTACGACCTGATGCTCGGCAAAGACGCCCGCATGACCAACCTGCTGGACCTGTTCGGGCTGGCTGTGCCGGCGGTCGTAGCTCGTAAAAAGAAAGTGGCGGAAACAGCATGACCTGGTCCTCCGCACTCAAGAAACAAACTCAAAGGGCCAGGCCGGTCTATGCCGGCTTCAAGCGCCCGAGTTTTCCCGCACACAAAGTCGACTGGCCCCGTCTGGTCAGCCTCGACTTTGAGACTTTCTACGACGACGAGTACACCCTCAAAAAGCTGTCCACGTCTGAGTACGTCCGTGACTCCCGTTTCAAAGCTCAAATGCTGGGCATCAAGGTTGGCAATGGCAAAACCCGAATCGTCGCGCCGAAGAACATCCGCGCTGAGCTGGCCAAGATCAATTGGTCGACTCACGCTGCTCTCTGTCATAACACTCAGTTTGATGGTTTTATCCTTAGCCATCACTTTGGCGTCCATCCCGCTTTCCTATATGACACGCTATCCATGGCTCGCGGCCTGCATAGCAACGACATCGGTGCTGGTCTGGATGAGGTGAGCATCTTCTACGGCGGGCAGGGCAAGCTCGAAGGGCTTGAGCGCACCAAGGGCGTGTTCAACTGGGACAAAGCGCTCTTCTCCAGCACGTCGGTCTACTGCGCCAACGACGTCGACGAGATGTTCCGGGTGTTCAAAGAAATGCTGCCGGCCATGCCCAACGACGAGATGCACCTGATCGACCTGACCTGCCGAATGTTCTGCAGCCCGGTGCTCAAAGTCGACATCCCCCGCGTCGAGAAAGAGCTGGTGCGGGAGCTGGCGCTGCGCAAAGATCTGATGTTCGCCGCGGTCAACCCCGACGACTGGCGCGACGCCAAGCTGCTCAAAACCAAGGAGCGGCTGCTCGATCAGGAAGAACAGGACATCACCATCATCAAGCGTGTCATCGGCTCTAACGAGAAGTTTGCCGGGCTGCTGACCGCCGAAGGTGTTGACATCCCAATGAAAATCAGCCCCGCCTGGATGAAAAAGTCCAAAGACGAGCGTGAAGAGCACATCGACAGCAAATACAGCTTCGCCTTTGCCAAAGACGACACCGACTTCATCGAGCTGCCCAACCAGGTGGACAGCTGGGGGCTGGACCCCAACAAAGCCAGCGACGTGGCGCTGATGGCCGTCAAACAGGCCCGGCTGCAGGCGCTGGTCGACGTGCGGATCGCTGTCAAGTCCACCACCAACGTGACGCGGGCACAGCGCTTCCTGAACGCCGGTGCCAACAGCTGGTCGCTGCCCTGCGGCTATGCCTACTACCGAGCGCACACCGGGCGCATGGGCGGGCAGAACAAGATGAACATGCAGAACCTGCAGCGCGGCGGTGAGCTGCGCCAGTCCATCCTGGCGCCCAAGGGCCACGTGGTGGCGGTCCAAGACAGCGGCCAGATCGAGTGCCGCGTCAACGGCTGGCTCTGGGGCCAGACTGACCTCCTGGACGCGTTCCGAGATGCGGACGCCGGCACCGGTCGTGATGCATACTGCAACTTTGCCGACAACATCTACGGCCGCGAGATCACCAAAGTCGACAAAGACGAGCGCTTCGTCGGCAAGGTCTGCGTGCTGGGCCTGGGCTTCCAGATGGGAGCACCCAAGCTGCAGATGACCTTCGCCAAAGGTGCGCTGGGTGGCCCACCGGTGTACTTCGAGCTGGACAAGTGCAAGGCGATCGTCAGCACCTACCGCGCCAAAAACTACCGCATCGAGCAGGGCTGGGGCATCTGCAAAACGATCATCGAAGACATGGCTGCTGGCACCGAGGGCAGCTACGGCCCAATCAACTGGGAGTTTGAGACGATCTGGCTGCCCAACGGCATGGCCCTCAAGTACCCCGGGCTGCGCAAGCAGGCGGGTGACAAGGGCTGGGACGAGTGGAGCTACCAGGCCAAAGACCAGCGCAAGAAGATCTACGGCGGCCTGCTGTGTGAGAACCTGGTGCAGGCGCTGGCCCGCATCATCGTGATGACTCAGATGCTGTGGATCTCCCGCAAGTACCGTGTGGTGATGACCACCCACGACGAAACCGTCGCGATCGCCAAGACAGCCCAAGCCGAGCGCTGCTTGAGCTTCATGGCAAAAAGTATGAGCACCCCCCTCCCCTGGTGTCTCGACATTCCGCTGAACTGTGAAGGGGGGTATGACGTCAACTACAGCAAGTGAGCCACATGATCGAAATCGAAGACCCCAACTACTTCACCAAGGTGATGGACTTTGCCCTGGAGAACAACTGCGCCTCCAAGCTGCTCGAGCGGCTTGAGTACCTGACCAGCTACCACGAAGGAGAAAACACATGCGTCCTGTTTAAGGACTGGGCCCCTCACAGCTTCTCCTTCTACATGCTCCGCCCCGACGGCTCCCGCTGGTTCAACGGCGGACTCATCTACTCCGGCCCAGACCAGCCGCTCGACGGCTCCTTCCCTGCCTTGACCGTAGGTATCGGGATCGACAGCTCCAAACACAGCTGGTCTGTGCATACATGATTCTGTAACGAATCATCTTAGATCTAAGTTAGAATTACAACAGAAAGAAACACACCATGTCCGCAGTCATCGAAAAACCCAACCGCACGCGCATCGCCAAACCGGCCGCCGAACCCACCATGACCCTCGGTCAAGCAACCGACAAGATGTGGCAGCTGCGCGAAGAAAAGCGCGTGCTTGAAGCCCAGGTCAAAGCGCTTGAGCTGCAGATCAAAGGCGACGAAGACAAGAAAATCATCGGCCTGGAGGGCATCATCTTTGGCCTACTTGACGCCCAGGACACCCGCAAAGCCGAAGGCAAAAAGGCCTCCGTGTCCATCGGTGAGTCCGTGGTCGGCAACGTCGTCGACTGGGAAGCATTCTGGGCCTGGATCGCCAAGACCAAGAACTTCCACCTCATCCAGAAACGCACCAGCGACCCCGGCTTGCGAGAGCTGTGGGCCCTGAAGAAAGCAACCCCCGGCTGTCAGCCCTTCACCAAAAGAACCCTTTCCGTTCGCTCCCTGTAATCTAACGTCTAAGAAAGACATCACAAATGGCTACCACCAAAAAACCCCCTGCTCCTGCCTCCACCGCGGTCGCTGTCAAGAAGACCGCCGGCGCCAACATCGTGTCCATCCAGGCCGCGCTCAAAGCCCAAGCTGAGCAGATGGGCGAGCGCACCGCACCCGCCGGCGGCAACTCCATCCGCGTCACCCAGGACAAGCAGTTCATCCTGCCCGACGGCACCAAAACCCCTGGCCCGCTGGAGCTGGTCATCGTCGACTTCACAGCCAAGCACGCGTTCTATGAAGGCGCGTTCGACGCAAAAAGCATCGTCCCGCCTGCGTGTTTCGCGATCGGCATCAACCCGCTGAAGATGACCCCCAGCAAAAACTCGCCGCTGACCCAAGCGGTCGACTGCCAGGTCTGCCCCAACAACGTGTTCGGCTCCGACGGCAACGGCAAGGCCTGCAAGAACTCCCGCGTGCTGGCCGTTCTGCCCCCTGACGCCGACGAGAACACCGCCATGTGGATCTTGGCCACGTCACCCACCGCCAACAAGGGCTTCGATGGCTTTGTGACCTCGGTGGCTCGCGTGTTCCAGACGCCACCGATCGGCGTGGTCGCAACGGTCTCCTTTGACCCGAATGAAACCTACGCCAAGCTGGTGTTCAGCAACCCGCAGCCCAACCCCAACTTGGCTGAGCACTTCGCCCGCCAGGACGAGGCACGGACCATGCTAACCGTCGAGCCTGACGTGTCCAAGTTTGTCAAAGCGCCTCCAGTGCGCGGCGGCAAAGCAACCGCTGGCGCACGACGCTAAGGGTTTACCCTCTCCCACAAATGGGGGAAGGGAAACCGATACATCAATTTTTCTAATTTAGATCAAAGATACGACTTATGTCAGTTCTAATGTCAATACGCAAGTGGTACATCAATCAGGCCCTGGAGTCATTCAGTCGTCTGAATGAAGTTCTCAGCGAATTGACATTGGCAGAGGTACTGGCTTGTCTCGATCTCGAGACAGCCACACGACGTCGCCGGTCCGTCTCCGACCGGTTGATCTCTCGAGCAGTTCGGCTCAACGAGATCGCCTTCAACCAAAGCCTACAGGAGAAATACCATGGCACGCGCACCCAAGTCCCTGACCCCCGCTGAAAAGAAACTCGCAATGGCCGGCCTCAAGACAGCCATCAAGCAGCACACCGAGAACCGCAAGAGCATCAGCGGCGCTTTGAAGGAAGCTGAGAAAGCCCTGGCTACCGCCAAGAAAAGCGCAGACGCAGTCACCAAGCAGGCTGAGAAAGAGGCTGCAGCTAAGCGTAAAGAGGCAGCAACGGCTGTTGCGGCTGTTACGAAGCAGCACGATGCTGCGGTCGCCAAGCACGCCAAGCTCAACGCCGCCGCCGAGAAGGGCCTGGAGAAACTGACCGCCCAGATGGCCATGCTCGACGCAGCGCCTGCTGCAGCTGCCAAGCAGACCGAATCCGAACCGACCTAAACCATCCGGCCGCTAGTACGCTGCTGGCGGCCGGCACCAACCCCCCCGAAAGATTTAATGAAGCACATCATGATCGACGCCGAGACTCTCGGTACCGTGTCCGACGCCTGTATTCTCAGCATCGGAGCTGTTCGGTTTGACCTTGACTCGGAGAGTATTGATGATGACGGCTTTTACGCCAGCATCTCGATCGACTCCAACCTTGAGCTCAAGCGCCGGATCCAAGAGGAGACTCTAATTTGGTGGCTGAAGCAAGGAGCGGACGCTCAGGGCGTGTTTCATGAGTCCAAGCAAACCCTGCGGGCGGCACTGACTGACCTGGCTGACTGGATCGGCGCTGACGACTGCCAGGTCTGGAGCAACGGGGCCGATTTCGACCTGCCCATGATCGCTCATGCCTTCGCGTCACTGGGGATGGAGATTCCTTGGCAATACTGGAACAGCAACTGCTTCAGGACTTACAAGAAACTGCCCGGCGCCAAGCTGATCAGGCTGCCCTTTACGGGCACGAAGCACAACGCCCTGTTTGACGCTGTCCACCAGGCGCGTACGGCACAAGCCATTCAGAAGGCGCTGTTCTCCAACAACCATGTCATGAAGGTAAAAGCGGCATGAGTGAACTTGACCCACACGGACGTGACCCGCACGCACCTGGGGCCAAGCTCGACGCCGGCAAAGTCCAACCCTGGCTGTGCCTGAGCGGGTTCTCCAACGCCCTGATGGCCGTGGCTGATGTCACGACCAAAGGGGCGCTGAAGTACACCCCCAACGGCTGGACCAAGGTGCCGGAAGGCGAAGCGCGGTACATGGAGGCGTTCGCACGCCACATGCTCCTGCTCGGGTCTGGCGAGAAAATAGACAAGGACACCTCGTGCCTGCACAAAGCACAGATGGTCTGGAATCTGCTCGCCTCCCTCGAACTTGAGATGCGCACCGCCAAGGACTGGGACCGCAAGGTCGCAAGCTGGGACCCAGACGACGCCTCAGAAGTCTGGACAAACCGAGTGAGTGTCTCAGCCAGCTCATGAGCACCCCGGAGAACACGTTTATCGCCTCTGTGCACAGGCATCTGCCGCCTGAGCTGTACCGGATGAAGAACCACAACCAGTACAACTCAGGCATCCCAGATGTCTGGTACAGCGGCTATAAAGCGGACCTCTGGATTGAGTACAAGTTCATCGTGTTGCCCAAACGCGCTGACACAATGATCGTGCCCAACCTCTCCAACCTTCAACATGAGTGGCTATTACAGCGACACATGGAAGGCCGGAGAGTGGGCGTTATAGTTGGGTGTAAAGAGGGAGGTGTGTGGATAAAAAATACAGATTGGGGCCGCCCGTGCTCCTGTGAAGATTTCCATCAAAAAATACTGACTCGAGCAGTTATTGCCGACCTAATCAAAGATGAAGTCGGCCGGTGTTTCTAGGTCTCCTCCGTCTCGATCCTCCAGATCTATTCAACTTCCTTCTAACCCAAAATGAGAAACAACGAAACCGGACTCTTTCCGGCACTTGAAAAAATCCTACGAGCTTCCTCCGTTCCTTTGGACTGTCAAACAATGTTTGACATGCCCGAGGTAAAACAACACGCGGCGTCTGTGAACCGCGTCTCTGACTACCTTGGCGGCCTCTGGCGCAAAGGTGTTGTCGTACGTCTAGCCGCCCCCAAAGTTGAGGGCACTCGCGCTCGGTGGATGTATGAATGGAAGGGCAACCGAGGCCCCAAGCTCCACGATGCTATCGAGTACACCCCGCGTGTGCTGGCCGATCGCCCCTCTGTCCTGATCACTGAGGAGGGCAACGTCATCACCATTGAGATGCCTCACCTCGTGATTTCCATACGGCAGAAGCCGGGCAATTAGTCAGAGGGGCATGAGCCCCCTTTACTCGGGCCTAACATCTAATATCTATGTTCGATCTATTGACGAAAGAAGAAGACGTCCAAGCCTCGAACATGGGATGGGCGCTGCAATACGTCTACGACCTGGACACCGCCCGGTGGCGTGTTCAGGTTCTCACCACCAACCCTGTCCACCCTAACGCGGAAGCGGCCGGCGCGCACGTCGTCGGCCAGGCCCGCGCTGGTCAGCCCCTCGCAACCAAAGCCATCCGCCTTGTGATGGCCAGCAACCAACGCACATGAACCTCAAACCCCTGCTTGCAGAAGACGCCAACCTTGCCAACGTCAAATTCCCGTGCTGGGCTCAGCCGAAGATCGACGGCGTCCGCGCCCTCAACCTAAACGGCACGCTCACCGGGCGCAGCCTGGACCCCTTCGAGGGGTTCGGCATCACCGAGCACTTCAGCCAACCCGAATTCATCGGCCTGGACGGGGAAATGACCCTAGGCAACGACCCCAGCTGCGGCGAGCGCCTGTGCAGCTTGACCACTGGCGCCATGGGCCGTTTCAAAGGCGTGACTGAGATGGCCGACCTGCACTGGTGGGTGTTTGACCTGATCACGCCTGACACCATCGACCTGGTGTATGCGGACCGATACCGGCTGCTGCATCAAACCGTGCGGGACCTTCAGTACGGCAACCGCAGGATCGACATCGTGCCCTACGTCGGCTGCAACAACCTGGCGCAGCTGCAGCACGCCGTGGCAGGGTTCTTTGAAGACGGCTACGAGGGCACCATCATCCGCAATCCCCAGGCCCTGTACAAACAGGGGCGAGCCACCAAGAAGAACCAGGAGCTGTGGCGTGTCAAGCCCTGGGCCGACGCCGAGATCCGCGTCACAGGCATTACCGAAGGGCAGATGAACGCCAACGAGGCCAAGACCAACACGCTGGGGCGCACTGAGCGCAGCAGCGCCAAGGCCGGCATGGTCCCCAACGGCCAGGTCGGCTCCGTCCAAGGCACCCTGCTTGCGGACTTCCACGACCCGATCACCGGCCGGCTGCTGTTCGGCAAAGGCCTGCCCGTGACCGTTGGCAGTGGCGAGATGTCCGTGGTCGAGGCCACGCGCTACTTCCGCGAGCCTAACCTGATCGTGGGCCACGTGGTCAAGTTCAAGCACATGACCCACGGCGTCAAAGACCTGCCCCGCTTTCCGACCTACATGACGCACCGGCTGGCGCAGGACATGTCGTGAACCACAAGCTGACCTATGACGGCGCGGCCCTGGTCGCACCCGGCAACAAGTGGATCCCGATCGGCCAGGACACGCCGCGGGGCGTGAAGCTGCTACTCATCTCTAGAAAATACCGTTCGGCGGCGCTGGGCATGTACCTGCCAGACGACAAGTTCTACACCCACTACTACCCCCTGCCGACGTTCGACGATCCGGTATGACCACTGAGCCGCTGCGCATCCTGAACCTGCAGGAGGCAGCGGCGTTGCTGCGCGTGCACAAATCCACCTTGTCCGGCCAGGCAGCAGCGGGGCTGGTCCCCGCTGGCAAGATTGGTCGAGCCTGGACGTTCATCGAGTCTGACCTCGTCGCACACCTACGAAACCAATACCTATGTCCCTCTACAAACAGCCCAGCAGTGAAATCTGGTGGGCCTACCTCACGCACCAGGGGGAGCGGCACCGCTTCTCGACTGGAGAAACTGATCGCGCTGCGGCGAAACGAGTTCACGACGAGCGCAAAGCCGCGCTCTGGAAAGAAACCCCTGCCCTAAAAGGCAAGACCTGGAACAACGCCATCGAGAAATGGCTGGACGCTGCCCCGCGCTCATATTCCGAGCTGCTGGGCATCAAGAAGTTCAACCTGTACTTTCCCGACCGGCGGCTCAACAGCATCACGCCAGAGCTGGTTAACGAGGCCCTGTCGAAGTATTGCAAGACCGGGGCCACCTACACGCGGCATCGGGCGCGTGTCGCTGGGATCCTGAACATGAACGGGGTGATCCTCAAACTCGACACCCGCAAGGTCAAGAAGAAGGCCCGTACCTGGCTGACCCACGAGCAGTGGGCGGCTCTGTACGCAGAACTACCGCCGCACATGCAGCCAATGGCAGAGTTTGCGGTGGAGACCGGTCTGCGCCAGTCCAACGTGCTGAAGCTGGCATGGGACCGCGTTGACGTCAAACGCCGCCTGGTATGGATCGAAGCTGAGGACATGAAGGGCGGCACCGCCATCGGGATCCCCCTATCAACTGGAGCACTGCGTGTCCTACAAGCCCAAACCGGGAAGCACCCTGAGTTCGTCTTTACGTACCAGAAGCGCCCCATCAAAGAAATCAAGACCGCCTTCATCGCCGCCTGTGTCCGAGCAGGAGTTGGTCGCATGGTGGACGGAGCGTATCGTGGGTTCACCTGGCACGGCTTTCGCCACACCTGGGCCACCTGGCACGTCCAGAACGGCACCCCACTCGACGTCCTTCAGAAGCTAGGCGCCTGGAAAGACCACCGGATGGTGCTGAATTACGCCCACCACTCGCCTGGGCACTTGGCGAGTTTTGCTGACAACGCGAAGGAAAAATCATGCCTGACGCCGACGACTACTTCTGCATCGGTACCGACGGACGCCTCTGGATCCTAGGTAACCACGGGGGTTTTGAGGCTGCCGAGGACACCGCCCGCTCGCTGGACGTGGAGCCGGTCTGGATCTTCGGCCGCGAAACGGCGATCGCTTGGCGCGACAGCCTGAACCAAGCGCTGCCCAAACACAGCGCTTCACTCTCGATCGCCTACTCATGACACATACCTTCCGCGCTAACCTTAAACAAGCAGCTCGTAACAACGAGACCGTCACCATCGGCGGTGGGGAATTTGGCCCAGCAGAGCTGCATCAAGCAGCTCGCGCTTTAGAGCAAGGCGAGAAAGCAATCAACCTCTTGCACGCCATTGTCGATCTCAACAGCACTACCAACGGCATGTTTAAAAGCATGCTGGAAGCCCGTACGTGGCTGCGCGAGATTGAAAGCAAGCCTACATGAGCCGCCAAGCCCGTGATGATGGCACCAGCACCGCGCTGGCCGTCGCTGGCGAGGCCTGGTGCGGCCTGGCCGAATACTTCATCTACCGGTACTTTGTGCTGCAGGGCAGCCAAGGCGCTCGCTTTGAGGAGGCCCGGGCGTTTGCGGAGCTGTGCTTTTCGGCTAAGCCCCCACACCCCAACGCCTGGGGCTCCCTGGCGCTGCGTATGGCCAGCTCTGGCCTGATTGAGCGCACTGGCGATCACCGCCAAAGCACCCTGTTCCGCAACCACGCTCGATCGGCTGCGGTGTGGCGTGTGCGGCACCACACCTCTGTTTTGGCCCACCCAAACCCGCTGTTGTCCGCTGCTTGGAGGAGGAAAACCATGGCCTAAAACCTACTCTAAGATCTTCTTGTATGGCGTAAAAGTATGGCATAGCACCCCGTTCTAACGTCTTCTAACGCCTCTCTAATCACGATCAAAGATGACTAGATCAAAAAAAATTCCTTATAAGTCATTGATTTATAAGGAATTTCTTGGTGGGCGGTGGAGGCTTCGAACCTCCGACCCCAGCAGTGTGAAGGTCACCGCCGCGCCCCGCCAGGCCTTTATCCACGCCATTCTGCCCGAAAGTATGGCGGTTTCGGTATGGCCTAGGCCATAATTTTAAGAGCTAAGACAAGTCAACTTCATAACCCATAGGAATATCATGGTCATTTACAAAACTTTCACCACCTCCGCCGAAGGCGTCCAAACCATCAACTGGCAGGCATCCCAAACCGAGGCCAGCAAGGCCCGTGGTGCGGCCAAGAAGCTAGGCTCCAAGGCCGAATCCCAGACCGTCAACATCCCCACAGCCAAGAGCCAACTGATCGGCTGGCTGAACGAGAACGCTGTGTGTTAATGTGACCTCCACAACAACACAGGGAGAACTCATGGATACATTTCAAGACCACAACGGATTTGGGAAAATCTTCGCCGTCGGGATCGTGATACTTTTTATCGCGATGGCCCGAGGCCTCATCAAGTCGCAGTCAGAAATTGCCCGTCGCACAAGGATTGTCATCGCGGTGCTGATCGGGCTCTCCGGCGCATCAGCTGTGGTGGCGGGATCTGGCCCAATCGGCTTGGTAATCCTCCTCGCCATACTTGGCGCCGGCTACTGGATCTTCAAAGGTCGAGGCAAATAATCCATGCAGTCCAACTTCCTGCTCGGCAACCTCAGCATCACAGAAGACGCAAAGTATTGCCTACAGCGCATCCCGTACGACCTGATTGCTCGTCATGCAGTCAACGAACACGGCTCGCTCTCCAAACGGGAAGCCCGCCGCAATGAGGTGGCCATGAAGACGATCGGTGAAATCACATCCCGCTACGCAGTCGACCCGACCAACCCCAAAGCCGGGAATGTTCTGGTCGTCACCAGCTGCGCCTGGAACGAAACCCTTGTCAAACTAGAAAGCGAATAATGTCCTTCTTCTTCCTCCTCTCCCGAATCATCCGCATCGCGTACGTCACACTGCGTGCTGCTGCCGGATTCCTCATCGTCAGCCACGGCATTGTCCGTTGGGTCAACAACCACCGGTAAAAGACAAGGCGGGTCAGCCCAGAGCTGGTCCGCTTTTGTTCACGTATTTACCGCCCCTTTTTGCCCCACTCATCTCTCTTCCCGCCGGCACTGCCCGGCTCTTTTTTATTTCCCGAAGGGTATGGGGCGCGGGGTGGAGAAAGGCTGAAAACCTGCTTCAAACCCTGCGGGGCAGAGACGGCGTAGGCGGCGGCTTTTTCGGCCCAACACTGGTGTAATAGTGTTAGACCCCTTTTCATTGGTAAACCCCTCTATATATTACACTTACACTTACTAAATTAAGATTTAAAAAAGGGAAGTGTAGTATTGAGAGAGGACTCCTTTTATAGTAGGGGTTTCAGCCTTGTAAGTGAAATCCCGTAATTGCCTTATTTCAGGGCCTGTCCGTAGATCGCGTGCAGCGGCAGTGAGTTGACCGCAGTCCTGCCGATCGGGTCGCGCAGCCCGTCAATGATCTGCTCCACAGCCGGCCCACCAAGCGACGCCACGTCAGCCGCTGCGTCCATGCCGATCGTGCCCACACCCGAGAGCCCCGCCCGCTGGTACCCGTGCATCAGCCAGTCGCCAAGGTCGTAGCCCTTCATGTAGGCCGGCAGCTCACCGCCGCCCTGGATCAGCCCCTTGGTCACGTCAGCCGCGATCATGGTCGGGATGTACCAGATGAAAGCACCCATCGGGGCCATGTTGCCGTACTTGAGCTCACCCACCGCCCGCTTGAGGATGGTCTGGTGGAACGAGTAGCTGAACTGCTTGAGGTGGAAGAACATCGAGTAGTTCGGGTCGCTGGCCCACGCCGGGCGCTGCGCGGCGTTCGGTGTCAGCACCGCACCCTCCACCCAGCGGTTGATCGCGTAGTGGACCTCGCTGATCTCCTTCGTGGCCTGGGCCAGGTCAATCCCCTTCGCTGCCGCCAGCTCGTGCCGGCCGGTGATCAGGTTGCCATCACTGTCCAGCGGGATGGACGCCGGGTTCAGGCCCAGCTCCTGCAGCCAGCGCTTGCTGTGGTTCTTGTCGGGCAGTGCTGCGTGCCGCTCGATGAAGCGCACCGCCGACTTGGTCGCTGCCACCCGCATGCCCCGGTTCCACGCCTCCATGCCGTTGAAGACGAACATCTTGTCGTTGATCTTCTTGGCCCCCGGCGACATGAAGGCTGAGGCGTACTCGTCGCTGACGTGGTGCGAGAACAGGGCGGCGTCCACTGCCCCCACGTGCTCGGCCAGCTTCTCCCACTCGCTCTGCTTGCGCTCGGGCGGCATGTCGCGGAAGGCGTCGCCCCAGGCCTGCACGACTTTCTGCATGCCGCCCAGGAAAGCGTCGTAGGCCTCGGGCATCGTCGCCCCACGTGCCACCAGCCCCAGCGGATCCACAAATGACGAGAACAGGCTCATGGGCAGCAGCCGGATGTTCTGGTACACCGCCATCCAGCTGCTGAACTTGCGCATCGCCGGCGAGACGTCCTTACCCAGCGTGCCCTCCATGGCGCCGATCGCCTGAGACACGTCGCGCATCTGGCGGCTCAGCCACTTGCCTCGGGCCTTGTCATCCTTGAGCTCACCGCGCTTCATCTTCTCCTTGGATGCCTCGGTCAGCTCCTGGTTGACTTTGTTCAGCGACTTCTCCAGCTCGACGCCGTCCTCGCCGAACCGCCGGTGGTACTCAGCCGCCCGTGCGCCCTGGTGGAAGTAGCCCGTCATGGTGCCGATCAGGTTCTTCTGGAGGTACGGCTCAACCTCCGGTCCTTTGAGCCAGCTCAGCGTGCGGTTCTCACCGGAGGCAAAGAACGGGGCCAGCACACCGTCCTCGCGCTGGGCCGGCAGATGCTCCTGCACGCCGTTCTTGTTGACCAGTGCCAGCCAGATGCGGTCGGCTGCGGCCTCTGGCGTGCCCTCGAGGGGAGCCATCATGGCGGGAAACTTGGACACCATCATCTGCGTGAACTCGGTCTTCTTGCTCAGCAGCGCGTCCATGCTCCACATCGTTGGGTAGTAGTTGTCGGCGTCGTAGCCGATCTCCAGCCCTGCCTCGACGAGGTGTTCATGGAACCGGTTCAGCAGGGCTCGGACTGACTTGACCGCCTCCCGGTGTGCCGCCAACGGGATGTCGGCCAGCTCGGTGCGGCTCTGGAGGTACTTCTGCACGCTGTCCTGGTCGCTGTCGCTCAGCTGGTTGATGACCTGTGCGAACGTGTTGGAATACTTGGTCGCCACCCGGCGACGGGCGTTCAGGTAGCCCTCTTTGTCACCGCCCACCTTGCCGTCGCCCGGGTTGGTGAAGAACTGGGTCGCCAGCTTACGGGCCTCTGGGCTCAGGCTCTGGGCCAGGATCTCCCCGCTGGGCACGGTCAGGGCTGCGACCCCTTGTATTAGCGCGTCAAACTTGCGCCGGGCAGCCAGGGTGAGCTTGCCCTTGTCCAGAGCCTTGGAAATCACCTCTCCGGCAGCGCTGGGCTCTGCCATACGACCCTCATGGAAGGCCGTAAACAGCTCCAGGGCCTTCTCGGAGTCCCGAGCCATGCCCAGCACGTGCCGGAAGAACTTACCGACCTTCTGGAGCCAGGTTTTGGCCTTGGCATCGACCTGCAGCAGCCCTGCAGCCCAGAACTGGTAGGTGTAGGCCAGCCGCTCCTCGCCGCTGCCGTTGCCCTTCAGCTGGGCCTGCGCGGCGGGGTACCCGTCCAGCAGGGCCTCGAGCTTGGCGAGGTGGCGCGGATCGTTGACCAGGCTCTCAAACACCGCCTGCATCTTCGGGTTGCCCTTGACAAAGTCCCGGAAGAACACGTGCATGGCCTCGTGGTAGGCCGTGTTCATGGTGCCGGCCGCCGCCATGGTGCTGATCTCGATGGCGTTCTGGGCGTCGATGAACTCGCCCGAGTAGCCGGTGATGTCCTTGAAAGCGACGGAGATCTTCGGCCCCAGGATCTTCAGGAGGTAGGCCTTGGCCGCGTCGCGCTCGGCTTGAGACGAGACGTGGGACGGGCCGTCTTGTTGTTTGTTGAACATACCGCCCCCGACCTTACCGAT